TTAGGATGCACGGCGCAGGGTTCTGCGCCCCATGAGCTTTTCGTGCTCCTCCTTCGCCGTTCTGTGCCGTTCGTCAAGGTAGTTCGCCAGGTCCGTCAGGTGTACGCCACGCGCAGACTTCTGGCTGTTCTCCATGCGCACCAGCGGCAAGTCGATTTCGCCGGCCGCTACCTTCATCTTCATTTTCTCGGGGGTCAGGTGGCTGAAGTAGTCGGCGCAGACGCGTTCGAGGGGAATGATGGCGGCGCCATCGTACTGAGCCATCAACAGAAACAGAGTGTTCATTGGGCGTTACCTATCCCAGCTCTCCGGCCGGGCTGTTCCGCGACCCTTTCCGTTGGGCCGCGGGCATGGATGATTTCAGGTAGGATGCACCGGCTCACCGGTGACGGGACCAGCCTTGGCGGGCATGTGCCCCTGATCCGGTGGGCTTTCGCTGGGCGAAGGTCTGGCCGGAAACGGCTTTCCCGCCAGGATGCCCAGGGCGTCGGTGGCGCGCTGGACGATGTTGAGCGCCACCTGCAGCGCCGCCGCGTCATCTTGCATGCGCATGAGTGCGGTCATCTTGGGCCGGTGCTCGGCACATACTCTGTCGCGAAGCTGACCGGCGGCGCGGCGAACAGCGTCGGCCGTACCGTGGTGCTGGAGCACCAGGGCCATGACCAGTACCACGTCGACGCTGTGCATCTGCATCGTGGTTGTGCGAAGGAGCCAGCGGGGAAGTGCGATGCCTGGTTTCTGCTTCATCCGAAGCACCCCGTCTGCCAGGCCGCCAGCGTGCGAACGATCGGGAATATCTCCACCAGCCCCACCACGGCCAGGCCGAGGGCGGCGATGATGCCGAGGGCGGTCAGTGCTCTACGCATCGCGCGGCCCTCCCTGAGTCGCCGTTGCCCGGTCGAGACGTTCGATCTCGGCCAGCGCCAGGGCGCAGGCCTTTACCAGGTCGCGTCGTGCGGTGCTCGGCTTCCACCACTGTTCATCCCAGGGCCATGCCAGCGACACCAGCAGGGCGGCGGTTCCATCGTTCGGAGCGCTGGAGCCGGCCAGGGCGTAGCAGGCGGCGGCGCGGGCCATCTGGCCGTGGCTGTGCTCGTCGTCGTGCTCCGGCGTCCATCCCTCTGCCTCGACCTGCCGGCGTCGCTCGGCTTGAACATCGAGCCAGGCGCGAGGCACGCTGTGCTGAGCCTGGTCGGAATGCGTTGCGAATTCTTCGAGGCTGCTGCAGCCGGCCGGCGAGTGATGGCCCTCGGTCATCGGCATGCCGCAGAGGCACCCGATCACCGGGGCGCCCTCTGGCTGCGCCAGGGCGGCACGGGTCTGCCAGGCTTCCATGCTCCGCGCTGTAGCGCCGCAGTAGTTGCACTCTGGACCGCGTGTGCCATCGCCGCGAAGCCAGCCCGTGGGGTCTACCTCGCCACCGCAGAAGGGGCAGGGTGCTGGCTCAACATCTCTGCCTGCCTGCTCTACCGGTGCCGGCGGGTCACGAAGCGGTGTGCCTGCCAAGCCCTTGGCTGCCAGGTAGTTGGTGGCGCGTGCCACCAGGTTGCTTTCCGGGGCATGCCGCTTCAGCGAACTGGCCAGCATGCGAACCAGCATTGCCAGTTCCTGGGTGCGCTGTCCCTCGGCGCGGCCGATGTCGTAGAACGGACGAAGCCAGTGATCCTCCGCCGGCGGCTGGCTGGCCTGGGCGCCGAAGGCTAGCGCGCCGGTGATGGCGTCCGCGGCGACCTGGCGCATATTGGCGGCGGTCATGTTGTCCTGCTCAGGGCAGGGGTACTCGGCGATGGTGGGGAGCGCTAGGTCCTGGGCATCTAGCGCCGGCGCCTGGTCCTTGATCAGGGCCAGCAGGCTCTCGGCTGAGGAGTGAACATCGTCGAGGTCCGTCGACCAGCGGAGCGGGGTGTTGTCGTGGATGTTGTCCAGGGCTTCGACGATGCCGCGCAGGCGGGTGGCGCACTGCTCGATCAGTTGGTGTTGGGTAGATGACATGGTGGTGTCTCCGGTTGCTCCGGCGCCGGCGGCCGGCAGCGGAAGCATTTGCACAGGCCTATCCGTTGGCCCGTGGTGCGGCAGATGGTGGGGCGGTTCATTTCGTGGCGTCTTGCTTCATGGCTTTGGCGTGGCCGACGCAGGTGCGGACCGGGTTGCCCTGATCGTCCAGGTCGGCGTGGCAGTAGAACCGGCTGAGTTCCTGCCGGCAGTAGATGGCATCGGAGGTGGTGACCGGCGAGGTGTTCGCCGGGGTGCCGAGTCGATAGGCGCAGCCGGCGCACGTGCCGCGAGGGTTCACCGTTGCGGCCAGGACAACGCCCTGCAGCGCTCCGAACATCGTCGGGAGGTTCGCCTGCTCCGCGGTGTGCGGATGTTCGCCGTGCTCGATGAGGATCAACTCGACCATCGCTCGGCAGTTCTCGGCGACGGCGTTGGCCATGCCCAGCACCTGGGCGAACAAATCGAGCATGGTGGCCGGGTCGCGCTGGGCGGCCATCTTCTCCAGCACCTGGCGGCGCAGATCCGCCGGCAGAAGCACGGCGCCGGCCAGTTCGTGCGCGTCGGCGGCGCTGATCCGGTAGTCGACATGGGGCTCAGCCATGGCTCCTCCTGGGGTTTACTCGTAAGGACCTGCCGTGGTTGAGCTGTCGAAACTCGGTGCAGATGACGATCACGTCGGGGCCGTCACGGCGGTGGACCGGCATGGCACTGAAGTCGAGGCTCGAACAGTCGTCCAGGCGTCGCTCGCAGGCGCGGCATCGCCCGCCCTTTGGGTAGAAGTTGGTCATGGGAAAGCCTCGCGATATCCTCCCGATTCGATGAGAGGAGCAGTTCCATGTCTGGAGAGACAGATTCGAAAGGAAGGCCGATCGACCAGCAGTGCAGGTACTGCGGGAAGCTGTTCACCGCGAAGGCATTGAGAAAGCACGTTGATCAGTGCCCAGGGCCGGACGGCGTTCGCGTGTGCGACCTCAGCGGTGCCGCGCGGGCGCGCCGGATTCGCGTTGTGGTTGATGGCGTGAAGAAGAAAAAGAAGCGGAAGAGTGTGTTCACTGTTTCAGGCGGTGCATATGGCCTTGGCAAGAGCCGCAAGCACTAGCAGGCAATCCTGGCCTCGATAGCTAGCCGCAGTTGGATGAACGTATCAGTTCACGGTACTGAGTCGGCGGCACGGTAGATGGCGGCCGTACCTCCTCGATATGCGAGGTTCTCGCGCCCGAGGCCGCTCTGGCGCGCTACTTCGGTTTGGAGGGCGGGGAAGCGGTCAGGGCAGGACGGTCATCGGTCCGGTCAGGTAAATACGGCGCATGGGTGAGCCCTCCCGCGCAGAGTCAGGTGATGGTGTTTCGCGCGGCCGCGTAGTTCCGATCTGTTTCGGTAAGACTTACTGCTTGTGTAGTGGCGTTTTGGTTGTGAGTGAGGTAGCGTCATGTCGATAACCTGAGGAATTACCGATAACCGTTTCATGACGACCCATGCAAGGACTGCTATGAACAGTAGGCTAATCAGACCAAAGAAAAGAAGTGCGGCTGCTAAAGTAACGTTTATCGAGCAAAATCATCCTATTGATGAGTATGGTCGCGCACTGTTTGCTGTGGCTCGCTCCGTACTCCGAGCGTTCATAGACTCAATGTCAGAGGAAGACTTAGCAGATATAAACACGCCTCAGAAGGAAGTCCGGCTCCGTCAATTGGCCAAGATAGCACGGATTGATCGTGATAAAGGGATGCGTGGCGATGGCTTCGAGTGGGCGATCCATGAAGCTATTCTTGGGAAAGAGCCTAAAGTTATCAATCCTATTTCAGAAGCTCTGAATAAAGCTTCTACGAAGATTCTAAGAGACTCTTCTCCTAGCTCATTGCTTTTTGGTCAAGAGAGAGCGAAGTATCTGGGCTTTCTAGAGGCGGTAGTAGATGAGGCGGGGACAGACTCCTACTTGTTACCGCAAGGTAGTGGCCGACCCTTCAAATTTGGACCCTGGGTTTCAGTTGCTGCGGAGGGCTACAGAGCTGAGGAGCGGCTTAACGAACGCATAAAAAAAATATGGAAAACGGATCTGTTCCTCTCGGTTGAGGATGACCCAAGATACTTCGCTGCGACGGTTAAATCAAATCACGCATTGCTAGAGGGTGGGCAGGGTCTGCGAATAGGTGTGGTTCCAGCTTCTCGTGATAATCCTTATGCTAAAGAGGTTCAATATGATCACTCTAAGAAGCTGTGGGTTGTTGCGTTAGCAGACCCGAACGGTTTTATGGGATTGTTCAACGACGGGTATAGCGCTATTGCAAGAGCTTTCCTGAAGATGGGCAAGCATGATCCTGCCAATTATTGGGCGGTACCTAGTGCAAAGGCTCTTAAGCTTATGGATCAGTTAGTTAAGTATCAAGATGCAACGGCTCTGGAAGTTGAAGAGGCTTTAAATGACGCAGCACAGAAAGACCTAATTAAAACAGTTGCTCCCCAGTTGGTTCCAGTAAATGCGCCCGACTGGCTATATGTAAAGGAGCTGATGCCTACCGTCATTTCACCAAAACCCCGCTTTGACTTGCTGGATGACTAATACGCTATCGTGGTCATTGCTGATCGGTGAGAGTCCTGAATCTGGCATTGCCTTGGTTGTCCCTCCGCGGATATCAGTCGTGGGAGCCGAGGTCACTGCGGCATTTCCTATAAGGTCAGACTTAGGCCGACTGCCAGTGGCCTCTCCCAGACCTGCATGCTGCTCAGAAAGAAGTCCTCACCGAGCTCCGCCAGCAGCAGGGTGGTGCCAATCACGCCGGCGATGGCCTCCGCCGCGGCCGGCGACACGCCAGAACATGGCCCGGCTCATACGTTGCTGCGGCTGTCCTGCAGGTAGAAGAGGTCGGTCATGGCGCATCCTCCGCAGGACCGGTGATGTGCTCCGCGTGCAGAGCGCGCATTCCCAGATTGGTGGCTACGGTGAACTCCAGCCTGGCGCCCTTCGAGTCCATCCAGCCGGGCAGCAGAGCGATTGCCTGGCAGGTGAGCAGCTTCTGCAGGTCGAGCCGCAGGTAGTCGGCCCACCCGAAGCCCGGAATCTCGCCGTGCTCGGCGGGGTTCTCGACCTGGTACCCGAGGTCGCGCAGGCGCGCGGCTTCAGCGTGGAAGGCGGGGAAGTTGTGTTCCGGCAGGCCAGTCATAGGGCCGGCGAGGTAGATGCGCTGGGTCACGGCAGCAACTCCTCCCCGACCTGGCGGGCATGCTTGAGGCTGCCGGCCCTGATGCGCTTCCAGTTCTTCCCCCAGTCCTCCGTCAGGCCGCCCTGGCTCACGAAGAACGGGCCGTGCTTCACGAACACGGCGCCGCCGGCGTTGCGCATGACGAAGTAGGTGTTGTCGTCGACCGGCTCGTCCGCTCGGTCATGCTCGATTGCCCTGTCGGCCGGCGCCGTGCGCCAGTCCGGCCAGGTGCGCGCCTCGTTCAGCGCCTGCTTGGCGACCAGGGCGTCGATGATCTGCGCCGGAGTGGCGCCGGTGCGCCAAGCCCCGTCAAGGGCCAGGATCACAACGTCGATCCACTCGGCCAGGTCGCCAGGGGCTTCCTCGATCTCGCGCAGTTCCTTGCGGATGTGGTCGATGACGCCGGCGGCGCGCGACCCTGGCCCGAACGTGCGTTCGCTGAACCGGCGCTGGCGATGAAGGTGCTGCTCGAAACTGAATCCAGTGCCGTGTAACTCCTTGAGCATGTCATGCAGTTCTTGCTTCGCTTCATTGGCGTGCGCCATAGCATCGCCGCTGTCGAACGGGCCACCGACCAGGGCCCAGGCGCTGGCAAAGACTTGGGCTTGGCTCATAGCTGCGTTGATGGAGTCGCTGTTTTCCGCGGACATAGGAGTACCTCTCGCCTGATGGCGAAGTGCAATTGAGTGGACTAGGTTCATTGGACCGGCGAATGGCCGGGGAGGGAGGGAACTATGGACTGCTTCATCTGCGGCGCAGAATCGACGGACGGCAACGTTCCGGACGCGATCTTGGTTGGCTGCCCCAACTGCGGGTCATACAGGGTTACTCGGACAGCATTGCAGTGCCTCAAGAACCATGAGTTTCGTCTTGATACCGACATAACCAGGGAGTGGCTCGCTAGGCAGGTAGGTAGCGGTGAAATCCCGTTGATTAATTGGGACATCGCGGCAAGGTGCGCACGGCGTGCATAGCCAGCAATTTGTGGCACTGATCAGTTGGAGAGTGCGTGCTCTTGCTTCGAGCGGTTCCAGGGATGCCGGCGCCCGGGCTTGGGCTGCTGGCGCGGGGTGGTGAGCGCGTCGCGCAGGCTCATGCCGGCGGCGAATCGTCGGCTCTCGCTCCAGCGTTCGTGCGCGCGCTCCAGCGCTGCGGCCTGCGCCGGCGTGAACCTGCCGCGCGACGCTTCGTAGGCCAGGCGGTTGCCGAGCGTCGTGCCGTTCTTGGCCCACTCGATGGGCCCCATGGCTCCGATGATCAGGTCGAACTTCCAGCGGCCCAGGCCAAGGGCCTGCATCGTTGCGCGCCGGGAAAGCCCGCGCGCGGCGGACTCCCGGATGAACTGTTCGGTGTTCACGGTTGCACCTCCTACTGCACGAAGCTCTTCGTAAATGCCACTGGATGTCTGCAGAATGGTGCTGGCTTGTACGGTGGTCTCCTGGCGTGTTCGTTGTGGCGGGCAATAGCTACCGGATCCGGCGCCCGGTATGGGCCGGCGACGTAGATAGGGGGTTGCATGGGGTGTCCTCGCCGTGTGCTGGCAAAGTGGAGACGGTTGAGTTAGGGTCAGCCGTTTCGAGGGGTGGCCAAAAAATAGGGAGAAGGACGATATGGAAGAACGAAGTCTTATTGCGCATGCGTCTTTCAGGGAAAGCAGTGAGAAGTTTGACCACTTGATCTTCGCGGCAATTATCGCCGTTTGTGCTTATTTGGTTCAGACAATCCCATTCGGAAAGATTGGGCTGAATGTTGAAACGATGTTCCTCTATGTCCTCCTTGTCTTCGGCGCGGCCGGTGTATTCGCGTTCAAGCGCTCCGAGTGGACCGTTCAGGTGCATTCAGCGAACCACTTGATGCTGGACGCAATGGAAAAGCGAGACCAGGCGCGATCCAAAATTGCACGATTGAAAATGGATAAATGTCAGCGGAAGACATATATCTACTATCGCGCCCGGAATGTTTTCTTCTTTAGTGGTTTTGTTTGCTATGTGTTGGTAAAGGTTTTTCATCAATATGTAATTTGAAATGGACCTCTACTTCAATTTGCCTGTTGAACACTTAAAGCGATAGCCACCGGCTGCACCCAGATCGGCATGCTGCTGAGCATGAATGTCTCGCCCATGCTGGCCAGCAGCAGGGTGGTGCCCATCACACCGGCGATGGCCTCGGCCGCGGCCGGTGGTACGGCGTTGCCGATGCGCTCGCTCCAGTCCTTGTCGCTCATACCGTCGAGCACCAGGTATTCCTCGGGCTCGACCAGGCTCTGTAGGGCTGCCTTTTCCAGCGTGGTGAAGGGGCGGTGCCAGGTGCCGTCGAGGCTGCGGATGATGCAGGTCAGGCGTTCGTCCGCTGCTGGGATGCGTGGATCAGCGACGCTGAATCGGCCGCTGTCGTAGCGGGAGCTGGCCGCGATGGCGCCGGAATGCTGGTTGAAGCCGATCACCCCGTAGTGACCGCCGGTCAGGTAGTTGTCGCCCTTGCCGCGGTGCAGGATGCGCGGGTCTGCCACCGACTGCTGGCCGCCCTGGACGCCCTTGCCGCCGGCGATTATGGTGCCTGCAGGTTGGTCGTAGCGGATCACCCGATAGTTGCCGCTGTGGCGGTTCCAGTTGGGGCGCGGGTCGGCGACGCTGAATGTGCCTTGGCCTGGCATCGTTTGCCCTGGGATAGTCGGCGCTGACTCGGCCCAGCGGATCACCCCGAACTGCTGGCCGTGGTTCCAGTTTGCGGCTTGGCGGTAGCGAGGATCGGCTACCGAGAATGCGCCGTTGGTAGGGCCGGAGCGGCCGGCGATAGTGCTGGCAGTGTCGTCCCACCCATGCACCCCCATGTAGCCGGAGCGGTACTCCGGCACGATTACCAGGTCGCGCAGGTGGCCGTCCTCGATCGCCAGCTTGTTCAGGCTCCGCCAGTCGCTGCCGGCCTCTACCAAGGCCAGGCGCACCCAGGTCTTCCAGTGCAGCGATGGGATGCGGTGCATTGGCCCCGCAGCATCGATGTCGCCCGGCAGCGGCATGCGGCCGAGGATGTCGCCGACGGCGCGGAGCGACTTCTTCTCCGGCTCGTACAGGAAGGGCGGCACTTTCTCGACGTGCCGCGCGACCAGTAGGAAGCGCTTGCGGCTCTGTGCCAGGCCCCCCAGTTCGCCGCAGTCGTGGGTAGTCTCGGCCACGGCGTAGCCGAACCCGCCGAGCAGGCTGTTGATCTGGTCCAGCAGGTGCCGGCCGCGGCTGGCCAGGCGCGGGACGTTCTCGAATACGATCAGAGGCACAGGGTCATCGGCCCAGGCTTCGCCCATGAGCCAGATGCAGCGCAGCGTTAACTCGTTCAGCGCCTGGTACTTCGGGGTCAGGCTCATCTTCTCGGAGAGGAGGCCAGAGGCGCCCTTGCAGGGGCTGGAGATGAACACCGCGTCCGGGCGCTTGCCCTGGGCGGCGCGGCGCACATCCTCGGGGGTGGCCTCACGCCAGCCTGCCGGCGGCTCCTTGCCGTGGAACCGCACGTACTGGTCGCGGGTGAAGAGGTCCAGCAGGGTGCCCGGGACACCGGCCAGGCGCTCGAAGTCGCGCAATCCGGCCGGGTCCACGTCGATCCCGCCGAGGCAGACCCATTCGGCCTCGACGTTGCCGACCCGCGGGCGCGCCCGGTTGAAACCGGCGGCACCGCCGCCCAGGCCGCAGCAGAAGTGGAAGTGGTAGAGAGTGCGCTTGATCATGCGGCGGGTTCCTTTTCGCGAACGTGAGGACGCACTGCGCTATGCGTGATGGCGCAGTGATGTCGTTGGAGTTAGATTTGGAAGGCCCGGCATGGGGCCGGATCAAGGAGGAGAGATGCCTGACTTCAGAATCGTCGAGATCGTGTTCGATGACACCAAGGTCTATTACCGGTATGAGACGGTGGGTGCATCAACAATCGGTGGAGAGCAAACACCTGCTTATCAGCAAGACATCATCCTCAATCATTTTCGGTCTGCCGCAGGCTATCGGGGTTCTCCGACAAAGGTTGAAAGCGCTGCACTTGTTGCATCGAAGGCCGTGGGACGAGTGGTCCAAACTTTGAGCGGATCCAAGGCTCAAGCCAGGTCGACAAAGAACACTTGGGTAACCAAGGCGCATGCAGATCGTAACTATGAGGTTCTCAACACCCAGAGTCGTTAGGCTGTACGCGACCCGCTAGAAGTACGTCAGTACTCCGTGAACAGGCACCGGACGCCGCCCTGCCTGCACGAGGCATGGTTGAATCGCCCACAGGGCGGCGTCCGGTGCGTGCTGGGAGAGAAAGCGCCCCGGGTGGGGCGCTCGGCGGGTGGCGTTAGAGCGGGCGGATACTGCGCGCCACTTTCGGGTCGCGCTGGATGTAGCCCTTGTTCTCGAGGGCGGTCAGGCGCTGCTGGATGGCGAACTGGCGGACTCCGGCCTTGGCTGCCAGCTCAGCGACGGTGGGCGCGTAGCCTTTCTCCGTCCAGAACGCCCGGATGTGCCCGAGCGTTTCGTTCTGCATCGTCGAGGGGGCCGACTTCACGACAGAACCTCGCGAGATCCGTCCGCGTTCATCGCCCCGTCTTCCTTCTGCGCTGCAACCTTCTTCAGTTGGCTGGCGAGATGTGCCGGCAGGCCATGGATCAGTAGGGTGTCGGAGCTTGGGTCGAACTCCACCTTGGTGCCGAGGAGGTGAGCCTCGAAGCTGATCGACAGGCCTTCGGTGCGGCCGGTGAAGCGGCGGAACTGGTTGAGGGCGCGCTTGTCCGCCGGGATTTCCGGCGACAGGCCGTAGTCCTTGTGCTGGATGAAGTCGTAGAACGCCCGTGGCTGCTGTTCGTCGATCAGTTCGGAAAGGGCGTCGAGGGTCATCGGCTCGCCGATGCGTGCCTGCGCGGTGGCGTAGTCGACCAGCGACACGGTTTTTTCGCGGGCCTGTTCCTCGGCCATGCCCTCGCTTTCCACGAAGTCGCTGAAGGCTTTCAGCAGGGTGCGCGTCTCGCCCGGCGAATCGACTCCTTCCTGGCAGCCGATGAAGTCGCGGAAGTAGTCGGAGAGCTTTCTCCCGCCCTTGCCCTTGATGAACGAGATGTACTGCTTCGACTGCCTGTTGTTGCGCCATTCGGAGATATTGATCCGCGCGGCCAGGTGCAACTGGCCGAGGTCCAGGTGGCGCGACGGGGTGACCTCCAGCGACTCGTTCACCGCCACGCCTTCTCTGTGGTGCAGCAGGGCGATCGCCAGGTAGTCGGTCATGCCTTGCTGGTAGTGGGCGAACAGGATGTGGCCGCCAGTGGAGAGATTGGACTCCTCCATCAGCTTCTGCAGGTGCTCGACCGCTTCGCGGCTGAAGCCGACGAAGTCGCGATCGCCCTCCAGGTACTCACCGAGCCAGCCGCTGAACGGGTAGGCCCCGGACTCGCCCTGGAAGAAGCCCCAGGCCTTGTTCTTGGCATTGTAGCTTTCGTTGAGGTCGGCCAGCAGGTTCTCGATGGCCTGGGAGTCGCCCAGCTCGGCGTCGCGCGCGTGGAGCACGGCCGGGGTGCCGTCGGGCTTCTTGTCGATCAGGTGGATGATGGAATGGCGGATAGGCATGGCTGCCTCCTATGTTGGTGAGGTGGTCAGATGCCTACGGGAACTTCTTCGCCGCCCAAGGCCTCCAGCAGTTGCGGTATGAACTCGCGGAAGGTGAGCATCATCAGGACGAAGCTGGCGTCGAGCTGGCCGGCGGCATCGTCACCGCCGTCCTTCTCGGCCTGCTCCTGCAGCAGGTCCTCGAAGCGCAGGCGCTTGATCGCCAACTTGGCGTCGAGCACGAAGCTGAGCTTGTCCGACCAGGCCAGGGCCACCTGGGTGACCAGCTTCCCGGAGGACAGGTGTAACTGCATTTCCTCGCTGGTCATGTCCTGGCGGGTGGCCACGACCTTGCCGCCGTCCTGGTGGGTGTCGGCGAGTACCGCGCTGTCCAGCACGTGGAAGTCGCCGCCGGCGGCCTGGTCCTTCATCCAGTCGGTGAGGGTTGCACTGGGCGCTACCTTCACGCTGAGCGGGCGTACCGGCAGCGAGCCCAGGGCTTCGCGCAGGGTGGACAGTAGGTCCTCGGCCTTCTTTGCGCTGTTGGTGTCGATCAGCACCAGGCCTTGCTCAAGGTCCAGCGCGGCGAACGTGCTGGACTTGCGAATGAAAGCCCGCGGCAGCAGCGTCTGGACGATCTCGTCCTTGAGCTGGTCGCGCTCCTTCTTGAACACCTTGCGCATCTGGTCGGTTTCGATTTGCTCGACCTTCTCGGCCAGTTCGTCGCGCACTACGCTGCCGGGCAGCAGGCGTTCCTGCTTTCGGGTGGAGATGAGCAGAAAGCCGTGGCTGGCGTGCACCAGCGGTGCGTTCGGGCCCTTGCCGAACGGAGCGGCGAAGCCGTAGGTGGTCAGTTCCTGGCTTTCGCAGGGGCGTGCCGGCTTGCTGGCCAGGGCCTGCTCCAGCGCCGCGGCGTCGATCTGCAGGTCTTGGGTGAGGCGGTAGATTTGCAGGTTGCGGAACCACATGGGGCGTCTCCTGGGTGGCCTGGCGCTTACACGAGGCGCCAGAGCAGGCGATAGGGGTCATCGAACGGAATGTCGTCGTCGTAGCTGTCGTAGTCGGTTGCCGGTTGCGGCTGGTGGTGAGTGGTCGGCCGCGGTGGCGGCTCGCGGCCAGGGCCACGCGACTGGCCTGCCTGTTCAGGCTTGCCGCCGAGCAGTTGCATGTTGCCGTTGATGTCCACCACTACCTCGGTGCTGTAGTGGTCCTGGCCGTCCTGGCCCTGCCACTTGCGGGTGCGTAGGCTGCCTTCGATGTAGACCTGGGAGCCCTTTCGCAGGTATTGCGCTGCGATTTCGGCCAGTCGGCCAAATAGCACCACCCGGTGCCACTCGGTGCGCTCCTGCTGCTGGCCGGTCTGCTTGTCCTTCCAGCTTTCGCTAGTGGCCAGGCTGAGGGATGTGACTGCTTTCCCGCTGGGGGTGGATCTTGCGTCTGGATCCTGGCCCAGATGGCCGACCAGGATGACCTTGTTCACTCCGCGTGCCATGACTCAGGCCTCCGTCTCAGCCGGCGGCACCGATCTGGCCGGCGCCACATCGACTCCCTGCAAAGCGAAGTAGATGCGGGCGCAGGCCTCGGCGTCCGGCATCGCGCGGTGAGCCTCTACCAGGTCCTCCCCGGTGAAGTGCTTGTATGCCTCGGCCAAGGTCGGCAACTTGTTGCGGGGAAGCGCGACCTGTGCGCGGGAGCGATAGCAGGTGCAGAACTTCTCACCCGATTCCTTGAAGGCGTTGGCCGCTTCCTCGTCCTGGTAGCGCATCAGCGCGATGCGAGTGATACGGTCGTCGAAGCTGATGTTGTGCGCCGCGCGGCGGGCAGCGCGGCCGTTGATCGCAAGAAAGCCCTCCAGAGCCTCGGCCTCGCTGATGCCAACATCCATCGCCTGTTCGTGGCTGATGCCGTGGATCGCTGTCATTTCGGGGGTGATTTCCCAGCCGTTGGGTCGCACGATCGCCTCGAAGCGATCGATGGTGTTGCCGGCGGCATCGCAGAGCAGAGCGGCAACTTCTACGATGTGGGGCTGGCACGGGTCTTCACTGGGCAACTTCCACTCGGGAATCCCCGTCGTTTCGAAGTCGAAAATGTTGGTGAGCATGGTCTGTCCTCGGTGGTTGGGCATCAGGCTGCGCGCTCAACGAACGCGCACCCGGATGCCGCGCCGGCGGCGAGCGCCGGCGCAGCCGGTTCGAGGTTGGTTGTACGGGAGATCAGGACTGGCCGTGGCCGCCGAAGCCAGATTCGAATGGGTGGCCCCAGTCATCATCCCCGGCCTCACGGATGGCTCTTGCCTGAGCTTGGAGCGTGCGCAAGGCCTGTTCGAACGGAACAACGCGCGCGCGGTTTTTCTTCAGGCGCTTGGCGGCAAACTCAGCCGCATCGCGCTTCTGGTAGTTGATGGCGATTGACCAGTCATCACTGGTCCACCATAGGCTGCGGGTCTTGCGGCGATCCACCAGTGCAAGCGTATCGATCCCTAAGCCTTCGCCAGCGCGGGCGTCGCAAATGATTGCGAACCCCATGGGTCAGGCTGCCCGCGCTGCCACGCGCTCGACGATGACACCCGGTAGGCTCAGCGCCTTGCCCTTGCTGTTGGCCAGGCTGTCCAGGGCTGGCTGGTCGACAATGAGCAAGTCCTCGGTGGCCAGGCCTGCGGCGATAGAGGCGATGAACGCGCTTTTATCGACGACGCGGGCGTGCCACTGGGTAGCTGCTGCCTTGCTGGCGGGCTTGATCTGGGCGGGTGCTGGTGCAACCTCGGCCGTCGGCACCTCCGGCTCTACAGCGGCGGGTGCCTCCTGCTCGGCGAGCTGCTGGCGCGCGGCAGCAAGTTCCTGCTGCTGGCGTGCCAGTTCTTCGCGTTGGCGTTGCATTTCCTCCTGTTGGCGGCGCATTTCCGCGTTTTGCTCCTCCATGCGTCGGCGCATCTCGGCTTGCTGGGCTTCCAACTCCTGCCGCTGACGCTCCGCCTGCTCGAAGGCCAGGCGATCGGTCAGCATTTGAGTTAGCTCGTCCAGAGCAGCCTGGCGGGCCTCTACGGCTTCTTTTGTCAGGTCGTAGAAGTCGTGGGTTGCGTCGATTTCGCCGACGCGATCCAGCATCGCACTGATGTCGTCGCTGGAACGGCCACGAACCTGCGCGGGCATGGCCTTGATCGCATCGACCTTCTGCTGCAATCGCGCAATACGCTCCCGGCGCTCACGCTCAACGCGATCATCCACCACTTTCTTGGCAGCCTTCATCGGGCCTTCCAGGGCCGCCAGTTCAGCAGTGATGCGCTTCGCTTCTGCGTCGATGATCTGTCCGGCCTGCAGGTACGGTGCCTTCTCGCGCTTGCGCGCGGCCTCCAGGCTGGTGCGCAGGGAGGTCAGCTCTTTGATACCGTCCTTGATGAACGCATAGCCCTCTTCGGTGTTTGCGTCCGGCACTTCGGCGTATTTCACACGAAGTTGCGCCAGAGCGGCATTGGTGGCGCTGTACTCGGTGACCTCGACGGTGCCGTTGTCCAGATCGACGTTTTTCAAGATGGTCATGGCGCTATACCTCAGTGGCTGGGGTGTTGATGGGTTTCAGGACGGCCAGGCGGGCGTCGGCGGCTTCGTTGATGCGAGCCTCAATGGCCGCCGGCTTGATCTTCACGACCTCGGCTTTGGCACGAGCTGTTTGCGCGATCTGCTTGCGCATCATTTCCAGAGCGCGCTCGTTGGGGCAGACTTCCAGGGCGCTGATTTGGCTGTGCAGCCAACTGGCGAACTCCCCCTTGGCCTCGTCCAGCACGGCCTCGGCGCCTGTTTCGCCAGCGCCCTCCAGGCGTTCCCTGAGCTTCTGGCCTTCGAGGTACGTGGCATCGTCGAACATGCCGAGGTGCACATCGGCGCAGAAGCCGGCGAGGCTCAGGCACTTCTTGATCGCGTCGGTGACGCTCTTCTTCGGCGCGTCGAAGTCGGTGGAGACTCCGTAGGTGGTCCGGCGCACGAAGGGGGTGTGCCCGAATTGCTGGGAGTAGCAGCGCTCCCCGTCATGTACGTACCAGAGCTTGAGGAGCACGGTGTGCATCAGTTCGTGGCAGATGACCCCGCCATCCTTGCCCAGGATGGGAGCCCCCTGGTCGAAGCGGTCGGTGATAATGTCAAAGCCCCAGCCCTTGCCGATCGGCCCGAACAACTCGGTGGCGCGCTGGTATACGTATTGCGCGTTGATCGTGGTGACGTCACGACCGTCAAAGTGCTGGGTTTTGGTGGCGCTGAGCGGGGTGTTCTTCACCTGGTCCCAGAGCGCCATATTGTGGTTCGGTTTGGTCATTGTGCTTCTCGCTTCACGACTGTCGGCGCCGTGGCTGGTTGTTCCGCGGTAATCAGTCCGCCCCAGATCGGGCCAAGGGCGAGAATGAGCAGGAAGAGGAGGCCGCCGATCAGGCCGCCCACCCAGATGGCTTTGCGCTTCGCGTTCATGTCGGGAGCATCCTGTAGATCAGCCAGCCGTAGAACGGAGCCACCAGGGCCAGCACGCCGATGGCCGACGCAATTTCGATGAGCGCCCGGCGGGCTCCAGTTGCATTTGGCTTCATGCGGAGGCCCCTCCCTTGGCTTTGTCGATTGCGCTTCGGGCCGCCTCGATCGCCGCAGTTGTGATCGCGTTGCGATGCTGCGGCAGATAGCCGACCAGCGCGCAGTACGCTTGCTCCAGTGCGATGAGTAATTCGGGGCCGTAACTTTCAACGCGCCGCTGTGCTGCGCGTTCCGCCCGCTTGCGGTTGTCGCGCTCGATTGCAGACTGCGCTTCCTGTTCGGTGGCGTAGAACCTGTACCAGTCAGCGCGCTTCGCGATGCGCGTGCCGTCGGCTCGAACGTAGTACGCCTTCGTTTCCCGAACGAACTCACAGCGGCTAGCTGCGTCTCGGCCGGCCCGGACTTGAAAGCGGGTGATTGGATTCATACCCGAGTACTCCTGAGTTCTGCCCAGCGGGCGTCCGACGCGGCGTCGAGCCGGCGGCGCATGTCGTCGTAGAGGCGGGTGTCGATGAAGTCCACTGCGTAGGCCAGTTCGATCTGGCCGTGGAGGAAGCTCTGTTCGGGGCGCGGGAAGTGGGACCGGCGCATGGCCGTGATGCCTTCCTCAATCATCCGAACCGCGCGTTCATTGCTGAAGGCCATCGTCGTTCTCCTGCTCTTCGTCCTGGGGATCCGGGTCCGGCTGGTCCCAGAGCGGATCGACTTCGCGGTCCCAGGCCTGCTGGGCGCAGTTGAACGCTGCGCGGTTGTGGCGCTCGCGGTATGTCCACATCATCCCCACCTCGCTGAACTGGTGTAGATCTCGTCCAGGTACTGGTCGCAGATGCGTTTGGCCCGCTCGCACCGGTCAACGTCGAAGAGTCCGAAGTGGCATTCGGGCGGCGTGATTTGGAGTTCAGCGGCGAGCCAGGCGTAGGCCTGGCTGCGCGTCATCAGCTTGTCGCGCCAGATGCGTTCGAATGGCCGTTTGCAGCGGTTGCGAGCGTCGCGCAGGGGCTTGTCGGCCAGAGTCCCCAATGGGACGTCGGTGTCGGGATGCAGGCCCACGTAAGCGCCGCAGCGCGTGCCAGTGCAGGCGTAGGCATACGGCCAGTCGCCGTACTCTCGGCCGTAGATCACCCGGTTGCTGACCAGACGGACCAGGCCGCCGCAGTGCGGGCAGCCGGTGGGGATTGGCTGAGGATGCTTGATGCGCTTGAGCGCGCCGCGGCTTACGTGCGGCAGCGGTGCCGGCGGCACCAGCTTATCCAGGCTGTTCGCTCGAGGGTCGATCATGGCGTGTGCTCCGTGGTTCACCAGCATTCGGCTGAACGCTCGCGCCGCCGGGCTTGCCCGATGGGGATGCGGGGAGCGTTCATGCGAATGCGGGCGGTGAAAAAAGCCCGGCCGGAGCCGGGCAAGCGGGGGGATGAAACGGGGTCAGGAAGCAGCGGTGCAGTTGCGCAGCAGCACCGGCGTGGCCTGACCTTCTAGCCAGATCACCGCCATGCCGGAGGCGGAAACTTTGGCTTGAGTGAGCGTTCTGGTGCGGATGGGGATGCCGTCGCGGAGCGGACGGTACTCAACGACCACCGGATTCGGATGCATGCGATTCCACTCTTCAACCAGGTCTTTGGGTGAGGCGGGCCGGACTGCGCCAACCCGGGCGTAAATCTCGGCGCGATGAATGGCCATCGCTTCCGGAGCAACGATTCCGAGGCGGATCTGGCCGCCTCTGTTCTCGACGACGGTCACGGTGATGTCGTCGCCAATGTGCAGGGTTTCGCCGACTCGGCGGGTGAGGATCAGCATATGTGCCTCCGTTCAGGATGCTGGACGTGCGGGCTCAGGCCGGCTCGCAGTGGGAAAGGGCAACGCAACCGGACACTCCGGCGAGCCAGACGACAGCAGTGTGTCCGCCGAGCACCTGGGCTTCGGTTGTCGTCCGGGTGCGCTTCGGCGCCGCGCCGCGATGGAATCGGTAGTCGACCTCGGTTCCGGCGGGGTATGCGGAATTCCAGGCAGCAACGGTCGCCGCCGGGTTGGCGTTTCGCTTCATCGGGTGTCTCCGGATAGAGTTCGGTGATGCCCTGCTACCGGCAGGGCGGCGGGTTATTGCGCGAAGCGGGCGTGCAGCTCGGCCTCTTCGGACTTGCGCGCTTCCAGGCACTGGGCATTTGCAATTGCCAGTTCCAAGGCTTCGCACAGTTCGCGGGCGTGGGCATGCAACTCGCCTGCAATGCGGCCGGTGTAGTTGAGCTTGGCGAGCTGATGCTGGCGGACGCGCTGTTCTTCCAGCATGGCCTTCAGTTGTTCAATCATGTCCGTCCCTCGGTGATGCCCCGGTTCGCCGGGGCATGCTCCTTATGCGGCTTTCACCTTGCAGGCGCGGGCCTGCAGCTCTTTGCCGTTCACTTCGACGACCAGGTACTCACCGCCACCGCGGCCGGTGCCCTTGTTGATGGTGCGCAGGAACTTGCCTTCCTTCGCGACGCCACGCGGGTTGGTCAGGATCACGGACTGGCCTTTCTTGAACATCGGTGTTTCCTCTCGTTGTGGTTTCCCGTATGCCCCTCCCGTACTGGCGAGGGGCATCTAGGAAATCGATGTTGCGGTCCGCTGTTACTGATCGCGCCACCTGCGGATGGGCGCATTTCTGCTTGGCTCCAGTCGGTCCCTGTCTGTTGGTAGGCAGTTTCAAAGGCCTACTCCACGGGGCTGGGGGAGGTTTTTCGCCACCTACCTGGCTATCCGGCGAGTCTCCGGCTTGTTGTCGTCACGATGTTCTGTGTCGATGGCGTGAAAATTATCAGCGGTCATATTATTGGTCAAGACCTGCGGTATTAAAAAAAATCAAAATAGCATTCTTGAAAAGCAGGGGCTCTGGTAATACTGTATGGATGTACAGATTGCAGGGGTGCTTATGGCCAAGCAAAAGAAAAAGCAGGAAGCCCGGCCTCTCACCGCAGGTGAGAAGCTAGGATTGCGAGTGTCGCAGATGATCAGCTCGCCGAAGGCCCAAGAACTTCGGACGGTAACTATTCACCGTCTGGACGCGGATGCAGACGAGGCCTGGGAAGGAGTTATGGAAGTGTTGTCCGAGACGGACGGCATTGATCTGACTTTCAACGATGACGGCAGCGTCACGCTGAGGTGGGAGGAGCAGGAGAGAGGCGAACAGGCCTGGTAGCCCCAAATGGGGCTCGCCAGGCAGGTAGGATCGGGCTCAGTGTTTTCTACGTCTCATGACGGACCACCAGAAGACCCAGCCCATGACGCTGAGGTTACTCTCACGCATCTGGTCCCTGGTGTACTCCTCGTCTGGGTATTCGTCACGGTTAAAGCTGCGTAGGCGGATGCCTCCGCCGGGTAGGCGATAGACAAACTTCACTCGCAGCATATCGTCATGCTTCAGCGCATAGATCTCGCCGTCGGTGATTGTGCTGACTGATAGATCGACTCCGATGATCGCGCCATCTGCGATCAGCGGTTCCATAGAATTCCCTGTAACGTTCACGCAGACTGAGTTCTTGGGGTCTACTCCCGACTCCCGGAGGACTGTGCTAGGGAACCGAATTTTGCGCTTCGCCTGCTCCAGGTCAGGCAAGCGACCATCCCCCGCGGCAATCTGGATTTCGTTGAAATAGGGGATTTCAACCTCATCGGGATCCAATGGATCGCCGTCCTCCCAGACGGGTATCGGTTCAAGTTCGCCCCTAGTATTTGCAACCGGCTTGGGGCGCACCGTCGTTGCCATGCGCTCTATCTCCTCAGCCAGGCGCGGGCTGAAGTCCCTGACCTGGATATCAAGATAGCGAGCGAAAACCGCTGCTGCCTCTGCGTTCAGCGCGTTCTTCCCAGTGAGGTAATGACTTGCCGCACTCTGGGTGGTCGCGCCAAGCCCCTCGAGGGCGATCTTTTCTTGAGTGATGCCGAGTTCTCTTTTCTTCGCCTTGTAAATGGCATTGAGAGCTTGGCACTCCTGCTTTTCTTCGGCCGTGAGCGGCCGCTTCTTCGATTTCATGTTCATCCACTCATGATATTACCAGCGTTCATATTTCTCTAAGATCGCCGGTCTTGTAAAATTAAAGACCGCAAGTAATAATTCGGAATGACCGCGTAGGAGGGCATATGCAGATCATTCCCATTAACGAATTTGTGGCCGAGCAGGGGCAGGCGAAGGCAGCGGAACTGCTCGGCGTGACCCAGGGGGCTATCAGTAAGGCGCTTCGAGCGGGGAGGAAGATCAATGTCTACCGCTGCGAAGATGGTTCGTACTCTGCTGAGGAGGTGCGCGCCTTCCCGGCCCAAAAGGTGCGCATGGCTTCGTGACATGCAGTTCACCGTGACGATAAATCAAGCGAAAGCGCTTGAGTGGGGGCTGAACTCGCAGCAGGCGCTGCTGTTCGCCTTCGTCTACGAGTGCCCGAGTTGGGCGCGCCTGGTGCAGACGCCCGCAGGTGATTTCTACGCCCTGAGCAAAGCGAAGATCCTTGAGGAGTTGCCGCTGCTGACGGACAAGCCGGACACCGCGTACCGCTTGCTGAAGCAGATCGCGGCGGCTGGGGTGATCGATCTGTCGAGCACAGCAACCATCACGCTCGTGCGCCTGACTGCGAAAGGGCAGGAGTGGAATCGGAAACTGGACGGGTCGGAAAAATATCCGACCCAGGTCGGAGAAAAATCCGAGGTCGGAAATTCTTCCGAGGTCGGAGAAAAATCCGATGCAGGTAGGTCGGAAAAATCTCCGACCAAGATCGGAAAAAAATCCGGGGTAGGTCGGAAAAAAATCCGTTCAGGGTCGGAAAAATCTCCGACAAATCAGGTAACCAGTAATCAGGTAACCAGTAATCAGGGTACCAATCAGGATATTGCCGGGGAGGCTGCGCCGGCCCCGGGCGGGGAATTCGTCGGCGCCGAGCAAGAGCCCGGGCCGCGCTGCCAGATACCGGCCGACATGCCAGGCCCGAAAGACCCGAACTGCAAGGCGTACCGCACATGGGCCAACTACGCCATGGCCTATCGCACTCGATACACCGCTTGGCCGGTTTGGAACGCGTCGGTTGCCGGGAAGCTTTCGAAGCTGATCGATCGGGTGGGCCAGACCGACGCGCCAAAGGTCGCCGCGTTCTACGTCAAGTGCATCCACGATGCTCGACTGATTGCTCAGCACCATCCCCTCGGCCTGTTGCTGGCGAACGCTGAGGGCTACCACACGATGTGGTTGACCAACCGCCCGACCACCGGAACGCAGGCACGCCAGCAGGAGAACACCGCATCGAACTTGTCCGCCGCTGAACAGGCCCTGGCCGAGCAGCGCGCGAGGAGGGCGGCCCATGCTGACGCCTGAACAACAAGACGAACTGCTGCTGGCGCTGTTTGGCACCGCAGAGGCAATGGGGCAGCAACTCACGCCGGCCGCTGCCCAGCTCATGGTTCAAGACCTGGCTGCCTACGAAGAGCCAGTGCTGACCGCCGCGCTTCAGGCCGTCCGGAGGGAGGGTGGCCGCTTCACGGTGGCCGCTGTACTTCGGAATGTCGAATCCGCCGACGGTCGGCCCGAGCCGAACGAGGCCTGGGCGATCGCCCTGCAGAGCTTCGACGAGGCTGAAACGGTACTTATGACGCCGGAAATCCAGCAGGCGGCTGTGGTAGCCGCACCGCTCATGAAGGGGCGTGGTGACCGGGTGGGCGCGCGCATGGCGTTCATTGCCGCCTACGAGCGCCTGCTCACTCGTGCCAGGCAGCAGGCGCTGCCCGCCAGGTGGTCGCTGTCGTTGGGCAGCGATGCGGGCCGCCGAGCTGCTGCGATCGAGGAAGCGGAACGCCTGGGGCGTCTGCCGGCGCCGGCAGCGCGGTTGCTGCTCGAACAGCACGTACTCGAGCCGGTTACGCCGGCCGGCAGCGCAATCGCCGGGCTGCTGACTGGACCCTCCGACCGGCTGCTGGCACTGACGAATGACCCACTGACCCGCGAAGCCCTTGCGAGGGAGGCTGCTGGTGGTGGGGATGTGCCAGACGACTTTCGCCGGCGGCTTGAAGGCATCAAGAAGCGCTTGGTCCGCAGGGAAAAGGCGAAGGCCCGACTGCGTGATCGCCACCTGCGCCACGAGCGCGAAGACATGGACCGTCGGCGCGCCGCGGTTCTTCAAACAATCGATCAGCTACAGAGCCAGGAGGTTCAACATGGCTGAAGCACTATCAACCCAGGCGCAGGCCAAGAGCGCGGCGGCGAAGAGGAAGCGCGCCGGACGGCCGATCTACCTGGAGTTCAAGCGCATGGTCGACCCGGACACCGGCGAGGTTCGCCTGGCTCTGGTCGCCGACAGCGGCATCGACAAGTTCCTGCTGAAGGAGCGCGGGTATAAGGCTGGCGCAAAAGTGCGCGCGGAGCTGAAGCAGCCGCGGGACGTTCGTAAGCACCGCTTGGTTCACCGCCTGGGCGGGCTGGTCGCGCGCAATGTGGATGGGTTCCAGGGGATGGATGCGCACTCGGTGATCAAGAAGCTACAGGGAGACGCAGGGGTTTGCTGTAGCTCGGAGTATTTCGACCTGGGCGGGCTGGGGCGCGTGTCGCGCCTGGTGCCGGAGTCGTTGGCGTTCGACGAAATGCCCGAGGAGCGGTTCTTGGAGTTCTGGAGAGGCATCTGCCAGCACCTGATCGAGCACTACTGGACGGGCATGAGCGAAGAGCAGATCGGCGACATGATCAACATGATGCCCGAGGAGGTGGTGTGATGCTGGTCGCCGCGAAGAAGCCTCGCAAGAAGACGTGCAAGGCGTGCCGGGAGGTATTCACTCCAGAGCGATCGCTACAGTCAGTGTGCAGTCCGAAGTGCGGATTGGCGTTGGCGGCTGCCAAGCGAGAGAGAGAGCGGAAGTCTCTGGCGAAGATGGAGCGCCGCGAGATCCGTGCGGCCAAGGAACGTTTCAAGACCCGTTCGGACCATATGCGTGAGGCTCAGGCCGCTTTCAACGAGTGGGTTCGCCTGCGAGACGCCGACAAGCCATGTATCAGTTGCGATTCCATGGCCTGTGACACAGGGCTGATCACCGGCAGTCGCTGGGATGCAGGGCATTACCGCTCCGTCGGTGCCTGTCAGGCTCTGCGCTTCGAGCCGCTGAATGTGCATCGGCAGTGCGTGCGCTGCAACAGGGACATGTCCGGCAACGCGGTGGAGTACCGCATACGCCTGGTCCAGCGCATCGGAGCCGAGAAAGTCGAATGGCTGGAGGGGCCGCACGAGCCCCGGCGGTTTCCTATCGACGAACTGAAGGAGATCAAGGCCAAGTATCGAGCGCTGTCTCGGGAGCTGAAGCGCAAGATGGGGAGGGGAGTAGGGCATGGCTGACCCTCAGTTCAAGGAGTGGCTGCAGGAGCAGTGGCGCATTCTGCGTCAACACGGGCTCATCGCCGAAGGGGAGAGCAGATGAAGAAGTCATCCACCCAGGTTGTACTCGACGCAGTTCGGGAACTGCACAGCCAGCAGCAGATCGTCACTCGCCAGACCCTGGTCGAACTCACGGGGTTGAAGCCCGGCGTTGTCGATGATCGCCTGTCCGTCCTGGTGGACGACCTGCTGGTGCTGCGCGTCGAGCGTGGTGTGTTCGTGCCGGCTCCGCAGTTCGATCCGCCCAGGCCGATCACTATCACGCAGATCCCAGGTGGCTGGGCGAAGGTCGAGATCAGCGATGATCACGTAATCACGCTTACCCCAGCGGAGAAACGGATGCTCGGCGAATTGCTGGCGGGTGCGGCTCAGCAGTTCGCAGCGATCGATATCGGGCATTCGAACCAGATACTGGCCGCGGAACTGGCGATCAAGATACGGAAGCTGGAAAGGGAAGTGGCAGCATTACGCGCAGACAGGACCGATGGCGACGAAGCCCAGCTTTCCCTGTCGATGGACCATATCGCCTGACCCCCCTGTAAGGTTCGACCCATCCCCTCTGGCCCGGACAATTCCGGGTCATGACCCAGAAGCCCAACACCGAACCGAAGAAGGCCCCGGTAGCGAAGAAGCGCGCTACTGGGACTTCCGCACGTCCCCCAGTCAAGACCGCAGCGAAACGGCCCCCGGGTCGCCCGAGCAGGTATACGCCCACTGTCGGCCTAGCTGTCTGTACCGCGCTTGCGGAGGGCATGAGCCTGCGGAAGGTATGCCAGTTACCGGGTATGCCGGCGATGTCCACGTTCCTCCGGTGGCTGGCCGACGAGCAGCATGCAGATTTGCGAGAGCAGTACGCGCGTGCGCGCGAGGCACAGGCCGACACACTCGCTGAGGAGATCCTGCAGATCGCCGACGACGGCTTGAACGACACATACACGGACGATGAAGGTCGCACGCATGTCGACTACGACCATATCTCCAGGTCGAAGCTGCGCGTAGATGCCCGGAAGTGGCTGGCGTCGAAGATGGCGCCCAAGAAGTATGGCGACCGCATCACCAACGAACACACTGGCGCAAATGGTGGCGCCATAGAGGTCAAGAGCACAGTCACTTTCGTGCAGCCCAAGCCACGAGGTGACGACGAGTGACCACCTTCGTCGCTGCGCCCCTCAACCTGAACATCACGCTCCCCTTCAAACTGGCGCCACTGTACGAGGCGCGCCGGTACAAGGTGATGCGTGGTGGGCGCGGCGGCGGTAAGTCCCATGGCGTAGCCCAGGTGCTGCTCGACATGGGCGCGCGCAACCCCCTGCGCATCCTCTGCGCGCGGGAAATCCAGAAGTCTATGCGCGACTCGGTTCACCGGCTGCTGCGCGACTACATCGTCAAGCTTGGCCTGACCGAGTTCTACGAGGTCCTGGACACCGAGATTCGTGGCCGCAATGGCACGCTGTTCCTGTTCTCCGGCCTGCAAGGGCACACCGTCGATTCCATCAAGTCCTTTGAGGGCGTAGACATCGTATGGGTGGAAGAAGCCCAGGGCGTGTGCAAGAAGTCCTGGGATGTGCTGATCCCGACCATCCGCAAGGATGGATCGGAGATATGGCTGACGCTCAACCCGGCGATGGACACCGACGACACCTACGTGCGGTTCTGCGCTGCGCCGGATGACGACGTGTGGCTCTGCGAAATCAACTGGCGCGACAACCCGTGGTTCCCTGATGTCCTCAACCAGGAGCGCTTGCGCGCCAAGCGCTCCATGTCGCAGGAGGACTACGAGCACATCTGGGAAGGCAAGCCGCGCACCGTGGCCGAGGGTGCCATCTACCGCCATGAAATCCTGGACCTGATGGAAAGCGGGCGCGTTCGCCCGGTGCCATACGACCCTCTGCTACCCGTCCACACGGTATGGGACTTGGGCTGGAACGACGCCATGACCATCGGCTTTGTCCAGCGCGGGCCGATGGACGTGCGAATCATCGACTACATCGAGGACAGCCATCGCACGCTGGATTGGTACGTGGCGCAGATCGAGAAACGCCCGTATCGCTGGGGGATCGACTACCTGCCGCACGACGGTCGTACCCGCAACTACCAGACCGGCAAGAGCACCGAGGAACAGCTACAAGCGATGGGCCGCAAGGTCCACGTCCTGGCCGCCACCAGCGTAGAGGAGGGCATCAAGGCCGTCCGCATGCTGTTCCCGCGATGCTACTTCGACAAGGAAAAGACCGGGCGCCTGGTGGAGTGCCTGAAGCGCTACCGCCGCGCCCTACACCAGCAGACCGGAGAGGCCATGGCGCCCCTGCACGACGAATACAGCCACGGCTCCGACATGTTCCGCTACGTCGGCCAGGCCGTGGAAACCATGCCCAACGAAATGGAACGCACCTACGAGGAAGCGGAAGCGCCTGACTGGCGACTGTGAGGACACGACATGCAGATCACTGAGAATGACCGCCAGTACATGAATGGCCTGCCACCGGCCGGCGATACGCCGCTGACCGTGGACGAGTACGCCGACATCAACTACGAAATCGAGGACCAGCCCGCGTGGCGCGCAGTCGCAGACAAGGAAATGGATTACGCGGACGGGAACCAGCTCGACACCGAACTGCTGCGTCGCCAGCAGGCACTGGGCATCCCGCCCGCGGTAGAAGACCTGATTGGCCCGGCCCTGCTGTCCCTGCAAGGCTACGAGGCCGTCACTCGCACCGACTGGCGCGTGACGCCGAACGGCGACGTTGGTGGCCAGGACGTGGCCGACGCCCTGAACTACCGGCTGAACACGGCAGAGCGCCAGTCTGGTGCCGACCGCGCATGCTCCGAAGCGTTCCGGCCGCAGATCGCGTGCGGTATCGGCTGGGTAGAGGTCAGCCGCGAGTCGGACCCGTTCAAGTTCCCGTACCGTTGTCGGCCTATCCGCCGCGACGAAATCCACTGGGACATGAAGTGCGGTGACGACTGGGAGGCCTGCCGCTTCCTACGCCGGCAGCGCTGGCTGTCACCTGATCGCATTGCCCTGGTGTTCCCGGAGCATGCCGAGCTGATCGGCATGGTAGGTAAGTACGGCAGCACCTGGTGGGGCCAGCCCGATCTCGGAATGATGGAAGGCGGCACATCCACCGGTCTGCACAACGCATGGAACGAGGCGCGGGCCTGGACCGTGCAGGAGGACCGCTGGTACAACCCTAGCAGCAAGGAAATCTGCCTGGTGGAACTCTGGTATCGCCGCTGGGTGCAGGTCCACGTCCTGAAATCGCCCGATGGCCGAGTCGTCGAGTACGACCCGAACAACCTGGCGCACAACATCGCGCTGGCGTCCGGCCGCATTTCACCGAAGAAGGTGACGGTATCCCGCGTGCGCCGCTCCTACTGGCTCGGGCCGCACTGCCTGCACGATGGGCCAAGCCCATACACACATCGCCACTTCCCCTACGTGCCGTTCTTCGGCTTCCGCGAGGATGCCACCGGAATTCCATACGGGTACGTGCGCGGCATGAAATACGCCCAGGACAGCCTGAATAGCGGTATGTCCAAGCTCCGCTGGGGCATGAGCGTCACTCGAGTGGAGCGTACCAAGGGCGCGGTGGACATGACCGACGCACAACTACGCCGGCAGATCGCACGTCCGGATGCCGACATCGTGCTGAACGCTGAGCACTTTGCTAGCAACAGGGGCGCTCGCTTCGAGGTAAAGCGCGACTACACGCTGACCGACCAGCATTTCCAGATGCTCCAGGACAACCGCGCCACCATCGAGCGCGTAAGCAACATCACGGCCGGTTTCCAGGGGCGCAAAGGCACGGCCACCAGCGGGATCCAGGAACAGCAGCAGATCGAGCAGAGCAACCAGTCAATTGGCCGGATCATGGACAACTTCCGCGCCGGCCGGACCCTGGTGGGCGAACTGCTGCTGGCAATGATCGTCGAGGACATCGGCCAGGAGCGCACTGAGGTGGTTATCGAAGGCGATGCCGTGACCGCTGATCGTGTCGTGGTGCTCAACGAACCGCAGCGCGACCCGCAGACCGGCGCCGCTTACCTGTCCAATGATCTGCTGCGCACGCGGATCAAGGTCGCCCTCGAGGACGTTCCCAGCACCAACAGCTACCGCGGCCAGCAGCTCAACGCGATGTCCGAGGCCGTCAAGAGCATGCCGCCGCAGTACCAGGCCGCTGTCCTGCCGTTCCTGGTCAGCCTCATGGACGTGCCGTTCAAGCGCGACGTGGTGGAGGCCATCCGGGCCGTTGATCAACAGCAGACCCCGGAGCAGATCCAGCAGCAGATCGACCAGGCCGTGCAGGACGCCCTGGCCAAGGCCGGAAACGACATCAAGCTGCGTGAACTGGAGATCAAGGAGCGCAAGGCGGATAGCGAAATCAGTGGGCTGAACGCCAAGGCAGTGCAGATCGGGGTGCAGGCCGCATTCAGTGCCATGCAGGCCGGCGCCCAGATTGCGCAGATGCCGATGATCGCGCCGATCGCCGACGCCGTGATGCAGAGCGCCGGATACCAGCGCCCGAACCCTGCTGGTGACGACCCGAACTACCCTGTAGCTGATCAGACTGCGGCTATGAACATCAAGTCGCCCTATTTCCAAGGAGAGGGGCCTGCATCAGAAAAAGCGGAGGACGAGAGCGCGCCGGTACGCAGGAACACTAGTCCGACCTATCCACCAGTGCCGGAAGAAGCACCAACGGGGTTGCGTGGTATCGAAACTCCGAGCACGGCAGACAACCTATCAGTTCGAGGTGGCTAGGTGAGAGGGTAGTGGAATCGGCCAACGGCCCTGCGTATAGTGATGGCATTTTGGTGTGGGGTCTCACGGAAAGAGTATGGCTAAGAAATACGCCCATATAAAAAATCCACTAACGGTGATTGCTATATTTGCAACGTTTGTTGAGCTTGGAGGGACAATTGTTCTGCCGAATTTGGAAGGGGAGGTTCAAGAGCGGTACGTCTGGTTCTTGATGGGTTTTCCCGTGCTCTTGGTGTGGCTTTTCTTTCGCGTCCTATGGCATAAGCATGAAGTTTTATATGCTCCTAGAGATTATCGTGACGATAATACATTTCTTTCTGCGCGCGGAATCGTTCCCGTCTCCCAGGACTTGGCTCTCGATAAGCTCATAGAGGAGGTAGACGAAGTCCGCGCAGATACAGACAGCGAGCCAGTTGAAGATACCTCATCAGGTGGGCTAGAAACTGATATCTCTACGCCCAAGATTGACTGCGGCAGCAGCACGCCTGCTGATAACGGTGATCAGCAGCGGCCTCAGCTTGATACGACTGAGCAGGAGGCAGGGCATGAACTTCAAGCGGAATTTAAGCGGGCGGTTCAATTTAGATACAAGCAAGTAAACGACGCGTTTGACCTTCTGTCTAGAGAGAAGAAAACCCTGTTTCAACGTGGTGTGTCGATAGACAGTAGTTCATATGTTTTTAGTGGTGCGTCAATTACAGCCAAAGAAACTCTCTTGGTTGAGGCGTTTACTCCTTTACAAATAATGAATAGGAAAAATCTCAAGAAGGTCAAGGACGTAGTTAGGCAGTATTTTGTTAATTACCATCATGGTAGTGACGAGGTTCGATTCAAGTTTATTGTCTTGGTGATTGATTCGGGTCGCGCGGCGTTGCTGGATAAGTGCATAACCACTCTTAAGCAGGAACTCTGGGATTATGATGTGCCTAATGAGGTATATGTTGTAAATAACACTAAGTCTATTGTCAAAATTTAACGGTAGAGAAGAACCAAAAGCCCGGCATCTGTCCGGGCTTTCTCTTGCGCGTTAGATGACCCCCTGTAGGGTTTCGTTCTTCCTGCTCCTGTCTCAGACACTGCCGCCCAAGCCAAGGCGTCTCCGAGCGCCGGCGAGACGCGGAGTAATCCGCATTGCTGATGACCCTTGCGGCCACGGCGATATGTGGCGGGATAGGCATGAAAAAAGACGAGCTTTTCCAAGAGATAGACGGCGGACGGCCGACACCTGAACAGGCTGCCAGGATGATTGAACTGGCAATGGGCGATACCAGCAATTTCATGCTGGACAGCGACGAGCCCAACGTCGCAGCCGACGCGGGTGACGGCGATGCTGGCGAGGCCAGTGCCGATGCCGCCGATCAGGCAGACAACACCGAACAGAACACCGACGCGCAGCAGGGCGCGGGTGACGCCGGCGCTTCTGCTGGTGGCGACCAACAGGGCAAGACGCCCGACGCCAAAGAGCTAAACGCCGAGAACGCCGTGATCCTGGCCAAGGACGGCAAGCACACCATCGGCTACGAGAAGCTGGTGGAAGCGAGACAGGGAGAACAGCACTGGAAGGCCCAAGCCCAGGCCGCGCAGGCAGAGCTACAACGCCTGCGGGATGAGGCAGCAGCGCGCGCCACGGCAGGCGAGGCCCCGACGTCGCAGGACAACCAACTGGCGGCGGCTCAGGTTGCCATGGATCAGGGGGTTGACCCGGCGATCTTCGGTGACTTCAGCGAGGAAGCGCTGGCCGCGGGCATCCAGAAGCTGATCGACGCGAAGGTGGAAGCGCGCGTGAGCGCACTCGTGGACCAGAAGCTGGCACCGATCCAGAAGAAGGAAGCCGAGAGCGCCGCGAGCGCCCACCTGAATGCGATCTACGAGGCCCACCCGGACGCCGACTCCATTGCGGAGAGCAAGGAGTTCGGGGACTGGGTGGCGTCCCGTCCGGCATATGAGCGCGCGAGCATCGCCAAGGTGCTGGAAGACGGCACCGCGGCCGATGTCATCGAACTGTTCGGTTCGTTCAAGTCCGCCACCGGAAACGCTCAGCAGTCGCAGCAGCAGCCGAACGCGCAAGACGCGAAGGCTGCGGCCCAGGCTGCCATCAACAAAGCCAAGACCGAACCGCCGGCCAGTCTCTCGGATATCCCGGGCGGCAAGCCTCCGGCTGGCAACCGATTCGAGGCCATCGCCGCAATGGATCCGGCATCCATGTCGGACGCCCTGCGCGGCATGAGCCCCGATCAGGTCGAGGCATTCCTGAACCGGAACATGTAAGGGAGCTACCCCATGACCGCAAGCAAAACCACCATGCGTTACGGTGATCCGAACGCGATGATCCAACAGGCCGCCGGCTTGTTCGCGCTCTGCCAGGGCCGCAACTCGACCCTGAACCGCCTGACCGGCAAGATGCCGAGCGGCACCAGCGACGCCGAGAAAAAGACCAAGGGCCAGTCGAGCCTGGAGCTTCCCATCGTCCAGGCCCAGGATCTGGGCCGCAACAAGGGCGACGAGGTGCGTTTCCACTTCGTGCAGCCGGCGAACGCCTTCCCGATCATGGGTAGCGAGTACGCCGAGGGCAAGGGCACTGGCCTGAAGATCGGCAGCGACCAACTGCGCGTCAACCAGGCCCGCTTCCCGGTGGACCTTGGCGATGTGATGTCGCAGATTCGCAACCCCTACGACCTGCGCCGCCTCGGCCGTCCGAAGGCGAAGTGGTTCATGGACGCCTACCTGGACCAGTCCATGCTGGTTCACCTGGCCGGCGCCCGTGGTAACCACTACAACAAGGAGTGGTGCCTCCCGCTGGAGACGCACCCGAAGCTGGCTGACATGCTGGTCAACCGCGTCAAGGCGCCGACCAAGAATCGTCACTTCGTGGCCAGCGCCGATGCCATCACTGGCGTTGCGCCGAATGCGGGGGAGTACAACATCACCACCGCCGACGTGCTGGACGTGGATGTGGTCGACTCCATCGCCACCTACATGGACCAGATCGAGCTGCCGCCGCCGCCCGTGAAGTTCGAGGGCGACGAGGCCGCCGAGGATTCGCCGATCCGCGTCCTGCTGTGCTCGCCGGCCCAGTACAACAGCTTCGCCAAGCAGGAGAAGTTCCGTAGTTGGCAGGCTGCTGCACTGGCGCGCGCGTCGAACGCCAAGCAGCACCCGATCTTCCGCGTCGATGCGGGCCTGTGGTCCAACACCCTCATCATCAAGATGCCGAAGCCGATCCGCTTCTACGCGGGCGACACCATCAAGTATTGCGCCGCATACAACTCGGAAGCTGAGTCGAGCGCCGTGGTGCCGGATAGCTTCGGCAATCAGTACGCGGTGGACCGCGCCCTGCTACTGGGCGGCCAGGCTCTGGCGCAAGCCTGGGCGGCTTCCGAGCACTCCGGCATGCCGTTCTTCTGGTCCGAGAAGGACATGGACCACGGCGACAAGCTGGAACTGCTGATCGGCGCGATCCTCGGCTGCTCCAAGATTCGTTTCGCCGTCGAGGCGACCAACGGCTTGGAGTACACCGACCACGGCGTGATGGCGATCGACACCGCCGTCAAGATCATCGGCCCCCGCAAGTAAGCGACAAGGGTCGGTGATCCCGGCCCTTTCCTTCGTCCAGATTGAAAGGAGGCCCGTTATGGCCCAGTACAAGACCATCCCGCTCGGCGGCCAGTTCGGCGGTTTCACGCCGTATGGCAACCTGACCACCCTGCGTTACCAGCTCGCGACCAACGCGGCCGGCGTTCTGCTCAACAGCAGTGCCGCCGCCGCGCTGGCGGTGGGCGACGTCGTGGCGTTCGAGTTCCCGTTGCCCGCCGGCTTCGTCGCCGAAGACCTGCAACTGGTGATTTCCGACCACTTCGGTGCCGGCGTGACCGCTGACGTGGGCTTTGCCTACGCCGACGGCGTGGACGACGCGACCTATCCGCAGGACGCCGCATATTTCGGCGCTGGCCTGCTGCTGTCGGCCGCTGCGCGCCTGCGCACCAGTTCCAGCAAGGCGCTGTTCGCGCTGCCCAAGGACGCCAACCTGGTTATCACCATCAAAGGCGCTGCCGTCGCGGAGGCGGGCAAGCTCCAGGTGATCGTCCACGGCGAGCGCCTCGGCGCAGTCTAAGCGCCGCCGCCCCACGAAGGGCCGGCCTGTGCTGGCCCTTCTGTCACGCAGGAGTAGGACATTCATGAAACCCATCCTCATCGCCACCATCGCCCACGCGATCAATTCCGCCTACTGCCTCGCCATCGGCGACAAGGTGGCGCCACCGTTCGCCGAGTGCCCGGAAGACATGCAGCGCGGCATCCTGGCCGGCGTGCAACTCCACCTGGACAACCCACACACCACCCCCGAGCAGTCCCATGAGTCCTGGCTGGCGGACAAGCTGGCCAACGGCTGGGTCCATGGCGAGGTCAAGGACTTCGAGGCGAAGACGCACCCGTGCTGCGTTCCCTACGCCGAGTTGCCCGAGTCGCAGAAGGTCAAGGACTACCTGTTCCGCGCCGTGGTTCATGCACTCAAGGACATCCCGGACGCTGGGAGCCAGGACGCCGACGCGCGCGTGGCTGAGTTGCAAGACCAACTCAACGAGGTGCTAGGCAAGAATGCGGCCCTGGTGGCGCAGATTGCGAGCGACGGCGTGCCCATGCTGGATAACGGCGTGCCCATCAAGTACATCGGCCCGCGGGAAAGCTTCACCGACCGTCTGTATGGCTCGGGGCTGATGTTCACCCAAGGGCAGGTGCGTAGCGTGCCCGGCGACCTGGCGCGTCGATTCCTCAACCATCGCGACCTGTTCGAGCGCTCCACCGGCCCCGCACCGGCCGGCGACGACACCAAGCAGGTGATCGCGCAGGCCCAGCAGGAGCAGAAGGAGCGCACTCGCAAGGAGGAAGACCTATCGGCCCTGCACCGGGAGGTGGACAACTTCGCCGACTTCACCAGCCTGGCGGCATTCGCCAAGGACCGCTACGGACTGAACTTGGTCAAGCAGCACGGCTTGGCGCGCTCCCGTGATGCCGTCCACGCACGCATCGACCAGTTCGGTGGCGCGGTATGACGCTGGCCGACCTGATCCGCCGAGTTCGCACGGACGCGAATGACATGGTGGAGCCGTATTTCTGGTCGGACCAGGACGTGGCCGACTGGCTCAACGACGCAGTGCGCGAAGCCGCCGTGCGCGGCAGGCTGATCCACGAGAGCCAGGCCGACGCCGTCTGCCGCATCGAGGTGGTCGCCGGAACTGCCGTCTACCAGTTGCATGCGTCGCTATACGAACTGTCGCACCTTGGCTTCTACCCGGCCGACATGTCGCGCCCGACCATGCCGGTGCTGAAGTCGGCCGAGGTGCTTGATGCGGAGAGGCCCGGCTGGCGCGCCTGCACCGGCAAGCCGCTGTACGCAATCCAGCACGACACCACGCTGCGCCTGGCTCCGACCCCTGACCGCGCCGGTATCTTGCGTATTGAAGGCTACCGCACGCCCCTGGCGGACATGACGCTGACCGACAAGGACACCGTGCAGCCGGAGATACACCCCGAACACCACCGGCACCTGGTCCAGTGGGCGCTGCATCGCGGATTCAGCATCCCCGACATGGAATCGTTTGACCCGAGCCGCGCCGCACTGGCCGAGGATGCCTTCACGGCCTACTTCGGCCAGCGGCCCGACTCCGACCTGCGGCGCATCACCCGTGAGGACGTTCCTCACCATGTAGAGGCATTCTGGCCATGAGCAAGAAGATGAGCGTGGACCTGAAGGTCGGAGAGGTACTGCTGATCGATGGTACTGCCATCCGCCTGGAGAAGAAGTCCGGGCAGGTGGCGCGCCTGCAGATCTCGGCCGACGAAGGCACCGTTATTCAAAACCCCGCAGCAGCGCGCAGGAGTGCGCTCCAAGACCTGGAGCACACCCCTGATGGCAAATACCCTCTATGACTATGCCCGCCAGCGCTTCCTGGAAGGTCAGTTCAACTGGATGACCGACACGATCAAGGTGATCCTGGTCGATACCGGCGCCTACACGCCGCAGACTGCGATCCACCAGTACCTGTCGGATATCCCGTCGTCGTCCCGGATCGCTGGTCCGGTCACTCTCACCGCGAAGACCACCACTGGCGGCGCCGCCGACGGTGCGGATGTGACGTTCACCAGTGTGTCCGGCGCGAGCATCGAGGCAATCATTATCTACAAGGACACCGGTACCGAGTCCACCAGCCCGCTGATTGCATTCATCGACACGGCTACCGGCCTGCCGATCACCCCCAACGGCGGCGACATCATCGTCACCTGGGATAACGGCACCAACAAAATCTTCAAGGTCTGAGCGCCTGCGCGCAGGAGTGCGAAATGCAAGGGCATCAACACCCGCACGAGAAGAACGCCGACTGTCATTGCGTGGCATGCCGGCCGCTTGAACGCCCCTGTGATTGTGAGGGCTGCATGAGGCTGATGAGTGGCTCGGGCAAGCCGCCAGCGCAGGGTATCGGTGTCAAGGGTATCGAGCCCAGGCCCATTGAACTGACGCCGAGCCAGGAAATGTACGTCAACTGGAAGGCTGTAGGCGCCTTGCCTCCGTTCCAGATGTTCGTTCACGAGCAGGCTCCATGTCCGCCCGACCGCTGCCAGCAGCAGTGGGCTATCGACTACGGTGTGCGCTACGGCGCCCAGGTCGGAGACAGGGTGCTGCTGGAGCGCTATGCCCAGTGGCACCAGGCGAAAGGCTACTGGCCAGACGAAACGATCCTCGGTCAACCGGTTGAAGGAGCGAATTAATGGCCGACACCATCGACCTGGACGGCGAAAAATTCGTCTCTCCATCATTCGTCACCAGTGCGACATCGCTCGACGACATCTATACCGCCTGGGTGGCCGACTTCCAAGGCCCAACGACGGCCTATAACCCTAGCTGGCCGAGCACCGATGATAGTGCGACGCTGCTACCAATCCCGCCGTTGTGGACCGGCGGCGCCGATAGGTTGGTTGTTTCTACCGAGTGCGGTGTGGAGATTGTCCCCTACCAGTTCACCTCGGCCAGTACGCACTACTCACAGGCGATCGCAGGAGTTAGCCGGTACTACTCGATCAACTGCGGGCTGCGCCTGGCGATTATCTTCCACCCGACTGGTGTCGACTCAGGTATTACCAGCTTTTCGGGCAACTACAACGCCGACCTGGCGCTATTTCGCGGCACGCATAACCGATCCAGTGAAAACGTCCAATTCGTGGCGCGTGTCGTTCCGGGCAGGCAAATCGATGTGGCCATCAAGAACACCGCCCAAACTGCTGGACTCCCCATCAAGCTGGTGGTCCTCAACGGCACCACTGTGGTGTCTTCCTCCGACCTGACTACGATCGTTCAGGGTGGTGTCACACTGGTGACATGTTCCATCTACGGTGGAACCGTCTCGGGCACCGTCGTGGACCAGGCTGGCCAGCCTGCTACCCGCATCGTCCATGTTCACGAGCGCGAAACAGGGTCGGTGATTGGTAGAGGACGCAGCGACTCATCAGGTCTGTTCGAAATTCCGGTCATCGCGAAGGTGGGTACCACCATGTACGTGGTCGGCCTGGACGATGAGAACTCGCCGCTGATCAATGCTGTGATCGCCGATCGCATCGTGCTGGAGTAGCTATGACCACGGGCGTAGAGCTGCGTTTTGACGCAGTACCCAGCGGCTACGTCCCCTCCAGCAGTCGCAACGTCACGCTGGGTGGCGGCCCGCCGGCGAACCTTCCCGAAGGAACCATCGGAGCTTGGGGCATTCAGCCACCGCTGCTCTCGCGCGATGCCCGGGTAGTGCGGACAATCCTTCCGGACCCGCACGCATCGGCGGAACTCGACTTCTCTACCGTTGACCCCGCCTACGTGCCGCCAGCGTCCAATGCTGTGCTGCTTCAGTGGGGTGAGTTGCCGCCGGTAGAGGGCCAAACGGTTTTCCCGGGCGGATTCAGCGATTCCATGGTACCGCCACCGGCGATCCGTACTCAGTATCGCTTTGTGTTGCCTGTAGGGTCGTCGCACCAAGTGTTCGGCGCCGCCAAGGCTTGGAAGTACAGCACGTTCGTTTCGGCCTACGGCTTCAATTCGAACGTCATCGGATCCCACAACGCACAGAACAAGCACCGAACGGTTCAGCCGACCGGATTTGTCGCCTACCAAAGCGGGCAGGCGAACATCATCAACCGAAACCGCTATGTGGCGGCCGGCAACATTGCGCCGCCGCCGTGGGGCGCGAATCCCACGGTTTGGCTGTACACCCGCTACCTGAAGCCTGGCGGCCTACTGGCGACCGCGATCCCGGATGTCCACCGCATCAGCCACGAACGCCAGTTCGTGCAGCTCAATGCTGGTGTTCCAGCGCCAGGCATGGGGACGGCATGGGTCAGTCAGGGAACGCGCGTTCTGGAGCCCATTGGCACGTTTCTGGATGCCGTGGCCAGACCTATGGTCGGCGGCACGCGCTTCTTGGAGCCGCCAGGCTGGGATTCCTCGGCATTCGGCACGCGGATCATTCCCGAGTCGCAGACGGTCGCGCCTCAAGGCTTCGCCGAGTTGTGGGGGCAGCAGGCGATCAACAACTGGCTCACCTTTGCCGAGCCGGCCGGATTCCAGAGCACCGTCCAGGAAGAATACCGCTGGGGCCGCGCAGACGTGTGGAACCTGCGCCAGTACGTGGTCCAGGAGTACGACCCGGACAGCGAGTTGAACCCGCCACCCTGGTCGCAGTGGACGCTGGTGGAGAACCGAAACCGTCAAGTGGGCACCATCGGCATGCCTTCGCCGCCGGCCGGCTTCCCGCAGATCGACAACAATGCCAGGCCGATCCTGCCAGGCGGCGTGGCGCCGCCGCAGATCACCACCGCAGCCATGATTGCCTACGGCCGCCGTTACCTGCCGCTGGAAGGCATCGAACCGCCGCCGATCCTGAATTGGCATGCCGTCTACAACGGCGCGAGGGTGTTGGTGTCGACCGGGAATGCGCAAAGCGCTTTCGGTGTTGCGAGACTGGAGAACACGCGGCGTTACTTCGACCGCATCGGCGGCTTCGACTCGGCGGATATCGGCATCGCGTTCATCGATTTCGCCATTCGCGGTATCAGCATCGAGCCGCGCTACAGCATCGAGCCGCCGGATATCAAGTTGCCCGAGGTCAAGCTGTACACGCGCTACATCGATCCGGCGAGCAACGACATGCTGAACATGGGTCTGGCGGCCCTGTCGATCCACTTCAACGCCATCAGGCCGAAGTGGGCGCACAAAGACCTGTTCGGCGATCCGCGCATCCACAACGTGACGCCGCAGGTCGCGACCTTCGGGGCCAACGCCGAGGAGTTCGGTTCGGCCTTCGTGCGCCTGCAATGGCGTCCGGTGGCGCCGGACGGCAGCAACATGCAGTTGTTCGGCCAGGCAAAGGTCGCGGACCGCAAGCAGACCATCGCGGTTCCAGGCACCAACCTGCTCAGGATGGGCGACAAGCTAGTGGTGACCAAGACCGGCGCACCGCCGTACTCGCCGCAGAACATCGTGGTGGATCGGGCGGTCAACACCGGCGCGGTGCTCGGAAAGCCCGGGCTGAATCAATACGTGCTGTACGCGGTAGGCGTCCGGGCGGCGGAAGTTGGGGAGCCAACGGTGCGCATCATGGGCGTGAACATCGACGCTGGCATCAAGGTGGACGGCTACGGCATGCCAGCCGTGAGCTTGAAGCTGCGCAAGCTGACGGTGGACGAGTGGCCCGATGCTGAAGTGTTCCAGCCATCCAAGCCGCGCATCACGCCGCACACCATTTGGGCGGTGAAGGAGGCACCCGAGCAGGCTAAGCAGAACCATCCAGCCGGTAACCTGCACTATGTAGGGGAAACGCTGGTTTATCCTCCGGGCGAGCGGTTCGGCTCGGCGCGCATCAGCACCTACTTGGGCATCCTCAAGCCATTCCCGCTGGGCGACGTGTCGAAGGTGGGTGAGCACGCGATCTACCTGAAACGTCGCTACCTAGAGCCGCGGGGTCTGCAGGCGTATCGCATGGGGTGGGCGATCGTGGGTGATGGCACCCAGTTCGTGACGCAGTTCGCCGGTGCTGATTCGATGTCACTGGGGGCGCCTGCTGTAGCCCGTGGCCCCTACTACGGCCCTCAAACGGTTCGGCCTGCTGGTCTGCTGGCCCCTGGCCCAGGTGGGGCGACATGGGTATCGCTGCTGGATCGTCGACTCCAGATGACCGGACTCTCGTCGCTGGCTATGGGGTATTCGCGTGGAGAGGGTCCGTACCAGTGGCAGTCGCTGCATGTTGGGCCGCCGATGCCGACCATTCCAAGCGGTACCGACACATCAGCATTCGGCACAGCCTGGGTTTCGCTGCGGGTACGAGGGGTTGAGCCGGACGGCTGGGAGTCGTTCATCTGCGAATACGACCCGTCGCATTTCGCGGATCGCATGCGAGTGCGCAACGTCTTCATTCCACCGGGTCCAAATGCCCAGTCTGTGGCACCTGTAGGGTTGGACTCAGTGGATGTGGGCGTGCCCAATGTGCGGCCAGGTGTCCACTACATCCGCCCTGACGGCAACGCGGATCAGTACCGTAAAGGAGCCTTCTGATGGCCACGACTTCCCTGGTGCCGCTGGCCGGCATCAATAACGTCGCCGAAGATGCCGCACTGCAACGCGGCGGCGAGAGCCCGAGGCTCTACGTGCGTGACGCGGTGAACATAGACCTGTCGCCGGCCGGCAAGGCGCAACTGCGGGCCTCTGCGCGCCAGGTCACGGACCAGCCGTTCCGCCATCTGTGGCAAAGCCCACTGCATGGCGACACCTTCGGCGCCCTGGGCGACCAGTGGGGAAAGATCGATCCGCATTCATGGACGTTCGAGCCGCTCGCGCAGATCGGCGAAGGGGACCTGTCACACGAGGTGCTGAACAATCGGGTGTGCGTCGCCGCAACGGCGGGCATCTTCACCTACGATGGCGCGAAGGCCGAGCGCCTGACGCTGGACACCCCGGCGCCGCCGCTGCTGGTGGTGGGCGATGGTTCACTCAGCCAGGGTACCTATGGTGCGGCCATAGCCTGGCTGCGTAGCGCTCAGGAGTCTGCGCTGTCGCTGTTGGCCTTCGCGGACGTGGCTGATGGTGGCGCGCTGCAGATCACCCTGCCGCTGTGCCTGGATGCCAGCGTGACCGGCGCGCGCCTCTACCTGACGCGAGCGAATGGCGGCGAGCTGCTGTTGGCCGGCGACTACCCGCTTGGCTCCCCCACGATCCACTTGCCTACGCTGCCGGAGCTGGGCCGGCCGGCGCAGTTCCGCCACCTGTCGCCCATGCCCACCGGCAAGTTCCTGGCGTACTGGCGCGGGCGCCTGCTGACCGCGCGCGCTAACGTGCTGCGATTCTCCGAAGCGCTGACGTACCACCTGCATGATGAGCGTTACGGGTTCGTGCAGATGCCCCAGCGCATCACCTTCGTGCAGCCGGTGGATGGCGGGATCTGGGTGGGGCAGGTTGATCACGTCGCCTTTCTCGATGGTATCGACCCGGCAAGCCTGAGCGTGTCGCGCCGTGCATCGCGGGCTCCGGTGCCTGGTAGTGCGATCCTGGTCCCCGCCGAGGCGGTAGGCACCAACGCATCACCGGATGGCTCGCCGGTCGCCGTGTGGCTGGCGGAGAACGGCTACGTCATGGGCACCAGCAGTGGCGCCATCGCCGAAGTTCATGCAGGCGTGCTCACCGGTATCACCGGCCGTGCCGGTACCTCTGTAGTGTTCGACCGCCGTCTGCTGACGGCTATAAGCTGAATCACCCCGAATATCGGGCCTTCAATCGCTGCGCAGGAGTGCGGCATGGGACTTCGGAGAGAACCCTATGCAACGCATTAGCAGCGCTCTGCGCAAAGAACTGGCCGCCGACCTGGCCACTGGTAGCTTCGACATCACCGAAAACGGCATTGCCTTCCCGCGGCTCAGCGTACTGGCCGGTGGCGAATACTTCGGCCGCATCAACAGCGGCGAGTGGGAGAAGGAGGGCGACAACCTGATCCCCACCGAGGGCCTGGCGCACATCCTCAACATCGCGCTGGGCAGCAAGCCCAAGGTGTCGTATTTCCTGGCCCTGTTCGCTGGGACGGCAGCACCTGCTGCTAACTGGACCGCCGCTAACTTCGCCGCGGTGGCCTCGGAGATCACCAGCATGACCGAGGGTTACACCAGCGCTACCCGCCCAGCCTGGACGCCGTCCGACACCGCTACCGGGTCCATCGACAACATGAACACCGTGGCGACCGTAACCATTGCCACAGCGTCGCAGCTCAACGTCAACGGCGCCGCGCTGCTGACCAACAGCACCAAGGGGGGAACCACGGGTGCGCTGGTATCGGCGTCGAAGTACGCGGCGACTCGTGTGTTCCAGAACGGAGATACCTACGATATCGGCTACCGGCTGAACCTGACCGTCTAAGCCGATGTATTCGCCGCGCCCCTACGGACGTTTCGCGGAAGACGCGGAGCTTTCCGCCGACGATGCCGCCGCTGTCGAGCGGCTGGCCAGGAACCTGACGAACTTCAAACAGGCGTCTGACCTCGCCAACCTGAAGCGCGTTGCGGACCTGCCCAGCGGCCGGCAGGCGGTGGCCATCGACATGGGCGGGGTTTTTCGCATCCTGGTGCTCGAACAGCATGAGCTTCCGCAATTCCGTTTCGACGGCGTGGCACAGACCAACATCCCCATGCTGTTCTCCGGCGTCATCACCCGCGCCCAGGTGCTGACCGACGGGCAGGGCGTTGGCATCAGGTTGACCGAGCAGACCCGGCGCCGGCTGGTGGCCTACGACCCGAAAGCGGCGCTTCCGCCGAAGGATGTGGCGTTGCAACGCTTCGTCATCAAGTACGAACCGCGCTTCCAATACTTTGAGCCGCCCCAGCAGGGCATCTACACCTTCACTCAGTACGTCAAGCAACGCCCGACTTGGTACAGCGGGGCCATGGCTGAAGTCATGCAGGTGGCTGGCGGCTATGGGCGGCAGCGCCTGGAGGATCTTCCGGAGAACGATCTGGAGCGTGTCCGCATGCTGGTGCCAGAGCGCTACATGGCGCTGGTGCGCGAGCAGCTTGGAAATGTGCGTTTGCCCGGCTACAGCGGCTTCCCGGACGAAGCGGGTCAGTTCAAATGCGAGTATGTGGCGTTTCGTTGCCATGGTGTGGCCTTCGACTCAAGTAACAGCCCATGGCTGCTACAGATCGATGGCCAGGGCGTCTACGCTATGCCGTTGCCGGTAGTACCGGCGACCACAACCGATGCGTTCCGTCGATATGTGGAGGAGGTCGGCGACGATGAAATCCTGCGACTGTTGGATCGCTTCGGCGGGATGCCGTCGGGGGAAGGTTTCCCACCCACTGGCAGCGAGTTCGAGGCATGGCGTCGCGCGGGCGTCATCATCAAAGTCTGCGATGCTGCTGACTTCTACAGCTTTAATCCGATGTATACGGCCTGCGGCTGGGCGATGAACAGCCGAGGTACGGAAGGTTTCAACACCTGTTGGGGTTATGACGACACCGGCCTAATGCGGGTCCACGCGTACAAGATGCGCTTGTCGCTGGCACCAGCGAAGAACCAGGGGCGCATCGAGAACGAATGGCAGTTCGATGACGAGGAGCAGCGCGCCAAGCTCAATGCCTACCTTTCGAAGGTTTACAGCGCGCTATCCGCTGGCGGCGCGCGTGAGTTGGCCATCATGTACAAAGTCAGGCGCGTTCCGGTTGGGCAAATCTTGGCGCGTGCCGCGACGGAAGCTGGCAATGACCTCGAGTATTGGGAAAATTTAGAACTTCCCCCGATCGCACAGCATCAGGGGCACATTAGTCGCGTGGCCAGTGGACCGTTCTACTGGCCGTCAAAGGTCTTGAAGTCTTGCACCCGCCTGAAGTTCCCCGAACTGACGGGGCAGGGGTGCGAGTCCTTCCCGCACATCTCGCCCGACTATTCCGGCGGCGCAGTGAAGTGCGACACCATAGTCTTCGGCTGCTATGTCGAGGACCAGTTGCGTGTCATCAAGTATTTCTACGACGAACGCAAGTTCCAGCAGGAAACGACAAGCACGTTCGAGCAGTACATGATCGTCGGCCAGTGGGAGAAGACCGAAACCTTTGGTCTTAGCGGGCTGATGGGGTTCTTCTACACGACCGACTTCGACGATCGGCAGGAGCAGCCGGCAGTAACGGTCCATACCAACATCGTCGGCACCGACATGGGCTATGGCAACCCGGCTTACTCCACGCCACCAACACTCTGGTGCGTCGGCGGCGTGAGCCGATCCAGGTATTACATGCACCGTACCACGGTAGACACTACCGAGACGTTCACCCTGGACGTGGCGGCACTGGTGCCGGTGTTCGAGCGCGATTGTATGCTCTATGCCTACCAGGATCATACCGGGGGGCGCAGTTCCCACGAGGAAACCACACAGGGCGCCGTGCCCGACCCCACGTCCTACCAGCTCTGGTGTTACGACGACATTTGGCACTGGATGGGGCAAACGCGGAACGGGAACCGGGGCGACCCGCCATCCAAGGATGGGGTGCCGGTCTATGTCGACACGCTGGTCTACAGCCCCACCGAAATCAGCGACTTCGCCGAAAGCGGTAACTGGCTGAACCTACCACCTGGTGGCTTCCTGGACGTCACCGGCATATGCGGACCGTACACCTACCGCAATTCCGTGCATAACTCCAACGGCGTCATCATCGGCGGCGAGGCGCCAGGTTTCGATCCGTACCGTAAGGACACCCAGTACCCCAACGAGAGTAGCGGGCGCCTGAGTGTTTGCCTGTCCGTGGCCGGCGCGACAGTCGTGAACCGAGAAATTCCGCACTCCTGGTACTGGGGATTCTCGCCGGAAGATGACTTCTACTTCTACCAGGACGCGGTTCATATCACGTTCGGCGAGTCCCGCTACGCCAGCATATACGAACCCGGGCAGGACGGCCTTCGTCGCCGCTGGGGAGCTACCAGACTGGCGGACCATAAGACGGCCCATCATTTCATAGGGGTAATCAATGAGTGACTACCGCGACGACTCCAACGACACAGCGGTGATCAGCGACAAGACCTGGCTGGGGCTGACCGCCATCAGCGAAGGGACCGCCCGCGTCAGCGAGACGGTGCTCTACGGCCTGCTAGTGTTGCACACCGACAGCGCCGCGGTGTCGGACGAAACCATGGATCGACCGGCACACCTACTGGTCGACCAGGCAGCAATCAGCGATGCGGCCGGCGACCAACTCCGTGGCAGGGTGCTGGTGGTCGAGACGGTCACGGCGGCAGATCGGGTTACCGGCACCCTGCGCGTCCTGCACACTGATGGCGCCACAGCGTCGGATGCGGTGCTGGAGCACGTGCGTAGCCTGGCGGTGGATGGCGCGACGGTAGCGGACGAGGTGCTAGGTACCCGCCATGCGTTCACTTTGGTACTGGATGCCGCGCGCATAAGCGACAGCACCGGTCAGTCCGCCAGCGTGCTGGTGGAGGACGTTGCCACCGCGAGCGACCAGGCAAGCGGAACGCTGCATGGTCGTGTTCTGCTGGTGGACGGGGCCTCCCTTACCGATCAGGTGATGGATGCGCACCAGGTGGTGCAGGCGCTGCTGGTGGACGGAGCGAGCATTGCCGCGTTGGTGCTGGACCACCTGGCGGCGCGTGACCTGGTATCGGATGCCGTGGTGATCGAGGACATCACGGTGGGTGGTGACCAGGACGGCGGCCAGGCCTGGACCGCAAACGTCGATAGTTGGGCGATGAGCCGCTACGCACCGTATACCTTCCGGTCGCTTGCTGTAATCGACGGTCGGCTGTACGGCATCGCCGAAGACGGCGTTTACGCGCTGGACGATGACAGCCAGCCGGTGGCCGGCAGAATCGCGACCGGGAAACTGGACATCGGCCAGGGCGCGCTGGTGCATCCGCATAGCGCCTACCTGGAGTACGAACTGGATGCTGATGGCACGGTGGCCATGGACGTGACCACCACGCAACGCGGCAGTGACGCCACCTACAGCTACCCGCTGGAGAGCGAGCCAGCAGACGAGTTGACCAACGGGCGCTTTAAGTTCGGCCGGGGCCTGCGCGGCAGGCACTTCACCTTCACGCTGCGCCTGACCGGCCGGCACGCCTATATCAATGACCTGAGCGTCCAATCGGCGCCGACCAACAGGAGAGTGTGATGGGTATCGCACCGGACAGCATCCTTGGCGTGGCGGTGGAGACCGTCACTGACAAAATCAACGACCTGGACACGCTGGCGCGCAACTACAGCGCGCAACTCAGCGAAGCTCTGGCGGCCATCGGCAACATTACGGTAGCGGATGTGCCGGCACCGACGCGGCCGGAGGCGCCTATCGCTTCGCCGCCGCCCGTCAACCTGGGCGAGCAGCCCACCTACAACCCGTCTCCGCTGGTCAAGCCGGAAGCCCCTGGCGGTCTGAACATCGACGATCTGCTGGCCGACCTGGACGTGGGCGACATGGACGACCTACCCGACGCGCCGACCATGATCCCGATCAACATCCCGGACGCGCCGAGCATGAAGGACATCCCGGTGCCGGAACGCCCGGACATCGACACCACGGTAGAGATTCCCGATGCGCCGCAGATTGCCATGCCGGACATGGAGGCCCTGGAGCAGATCCGACTGCCGGAATTCGTGTTCCCCGAGTTGCCCACGTTCGACGCCACGCCGCCGGATGCGAGCGGGATCACGGTGCCCAACGTCTTCATCAACTGGCTGGAGCCGGTGTACCAGTCCGAGGTGCTGGACGAGTTGCAAGCGAAGATCAAGGAACTGATGGCGGGCGGCACCGGACTGCCGGCGCCCATCGAACAGGCTCTGTTCGCCCGTGCCCGCGAACGCGACAGTGGCGAAACCACCCGCGCCGTGCAGGAGGCGGTTGATACTTGGGCCGCCCGCAATTTCTCCATGCCGCCGGGGATGCTCGCCAGGCAGGTAGATGTGGTGCGCGAGCAAGGCCGGCTGAAGGCGGCCGAACTGAACCGCGACATCCTAGTGCAAGCGGCCACCTGGGAAATCGAGAACCTGCGCTTCGCCGTACAGCAGGGCCTGGCCCTCGAGCAGTTGACCGAGAACATGCACCAGAACATGGCACAGCGCCTGTTCGAGGTCGCCCGCTTCCACGCGGAAAGCCAGATCAACGTGTTCAATGCGCAGATCAGCCTGTTCAACGCGCAGAATGCGGCCTTCGAGACGCTGGCGCAGGTCTACCGCACCAAGCTGGATGCGGCTATCTCCAAGCTGACTGCCTACAAGACCGCCGTGGAGGGCCAGGTGGCGCTGGGGCAGATCAACCAGCAGCGCGTCGAGGTGTTCAAGGCCAAGCTGGACGCCGTACAGTCGAGCGTCGAGGTCTACAAGGCGCTAATGCAGGGCGCTTCCGTACGCGCCGAGACGATCAAGAATCAGTTCGACGCCTACCGCGCGGACGTGCAGGCGTATGCCGAGCAGATCGGCGCCGAGAAGGTCAAGTTCGACGCCTACGAGGCCCGCGTCAAGGGCGAGTCGGCCAAGGCGGACGTGCTCGACGCGCAGGCCCGCGCCTACGCTTCGACCATCCAGGGGCTGGCGAACAAGGCCGATGTCAAGGTTAAGGGTGCGCAGATCAAGATGGAGGCGGCGCGCACCAAGGTGTCGAAGTTCTTGGCGGACGTGGACGCCTACAAGGCCGCCCTGCAGGCCAACCTGAGCGAGGTGCAGTACAACACGTCGGTGTTCCAAGCCCAGGTAGAAGCCTGGCGCGCAGCGGCCAGCGCCAACGTGGCTGACGCCGAAATGCAATCTCGCTTTGCCGACATGAACAGCAGGACCAACATCGCTTATGCCGAAATGCAGATCAGCGAGTACACCGCGAAGATGCAGAACGCCGTACAGCAGGCGCAGATCGCTCTGGAGGCGGCGAAGGCCCTGGGGCAGTACACCGCTCAGCTAGCGGCCGGCGCTCTGTCGGCGGCGCACGTGTCGGCTAGTATCAGTGGCTCCGGCAGCGCCAGCAGTTCGGAAAGCAAGAGCGAAAGCACTTCCACCAGCTACAACTACAACTACTGACGCCCCCCGTAGGGTTCGTCCCGATGCGGCCTGGCACTGGATCATGCTCCGGTATCAGGCCGTTTCTATTAGGGGCTACCCATGTTCGGATTCAAGAAAGGCGCGAAATCCAAAGTTCAGCAGTTGGCTGACGGTGGGCGCGTGACTGGCCCGGGGACCGGAACCTCCGACGACATCAAAGCAGAAGTTCCGGCGGGCTCCTACATCATGCCGGCTGATTCCACGGAAGCGATCGGCGAGCAAGCACTTGGAGGGCTTGGGGCGCCGGTAGCGGTGAACTTGAGCGACGGCGAGTTTCAACTGCCTCCGGAACAAGTTCATGCCGTTGGCGTGAAGGCTCTGGATGCAATGAAGGATGCCACGCACACCCCAGCGGATCGGAGATCCGATGGCTTCAAGCCGGAAAAGAGCGCCCCCGGCAAACCGGAGATGTTTTTTGCTGACGGTGGCGTAGTGGAAGAGCGACGGAAGCGTTCGCAGCAGGTCAGCAGCGGCTACAGCTCAAACCCTACCATGGCGAAGGCCCAGGCCAACATCGATGCCGAGCAGCAGGCTCTCGCTGTGCACCGTCAGCGCACTGCTGATGCTGCAAAGCTCCAGCCAGGTGTTGCGCCGGGATACAGCGACAATCTCTATACCGCCAACGCCCAGGCACGTTCGGATGCGGCACGGCAGCAACAGGCCATTGCGCAGGCCGGACCACTGCCCGATATTCCGTCGACACAGGGCTTCGCGTCATCGCGACAAGGTAATGACCCAGCCAGAGCGGCAAGGATGCAGGCTCAGTTTGATCAACCGGTAACGGGCCCTGCTCGATCCAAAGCGGCTGGTTTCACTCCGCAGTACCGTACTGAAGGGCCGGGCTGGCGAACCGACTCGGTTCTCCGCGGGACGGGTGACGACGTAGCGCAGCAGTGGGCATCGGGTGAGTATGCCCGAGGCTTTGGGACTGGCGTGCGTGGGGCGCTTGCGGCGGTTCCGGCAGCATTCGCTGATGCTGGAGAGGATGTCGGTCGATTGGCTGAACCGGTGGTCAACTTCGGTAAAGGGCTGTTCGGATGGGATGACACTCCGCCGGCGCTTCGTGGTCAGCAAGCGGCCCAGGGTGCAGCAGCTCCGAGTTCCAGTGCAGTGCCCGGGCGAGGCCAGGTGTTGCCGGCTGCTGGTTCGCCTACCGGAGCGCTGGAGTCGGCGGCGAATACTGGAGCCGCTATGCCAGGCGCCGGTGGCTCGGACCTGCCCAACAACGTGACGCGGGTGGGCAACAGCTTCTCCGGCACAACAATCCGCCCGGGCTACACCGTTAACGGGGAAGCTCAAGCTGCCGGGTTCACCCCAGGTGGTCAGCGGAGTGCTCAAAACCAGCGCGCAGTGGAGAACCTGCTGGCCCGAACACCTGATGTGGGTATGGGGTTCAGTCCGAGTTCTGTTTCTCAAGTACCGCCGATGACCCCGGACGCGCTGGCTCAGTACAACGCCGGTAACTCCAGCGCGCCTCGAGTAACCGTGGTTCCCGATAGCTCTCGGGCCGATAGCGTTCGCCAGGCCGCCTTGAATGCAGCCTCAACACCTTATCGCGGTTCGCCGAACGGGCAGTTAACTGCCCGCCAGATCGACAACCTGTTCGGGCTCCAGCAGAGCGATGACCGCAATGCTACGTCCTTGGCGAGCACTCGGGCGAATAACGACACGGCCTTGGCGCGAGAGCAGGTGCAGCAGCAGGGCGCCAATCAGCGCGCTGCTCTACAGGAAATGGGGCAGGGCGCGCGCTTCCTCGCCTCCAACGAACTCGATCGCCAACGCCTGGCTGGTGAGCAAGAGGCCAGGGGTTTCCAAACCCGCGCCGCCCAGCGCATCGAGAAGCTGTACGAGCAGTACGACAAGGCTGCTCCCGAAGACCGCGCCGCGATCGCCGAACAGATTCGTGTGCTTGCCGGTAAGGACGCTCCGAATCGCTTCACCGTGGTACCTGGCGGCCAGGAGTACGACCCGCAGTCCATGCAACTTCTGACGCGCCCTGCACGAGTACTCAACAACCAGACCGGCCAATTTATCGACCAGCAAACGCAGTCGGCGCAACCCGTCGCTCCGCGAACTGGTGAGGTGCGAGGTGGATACCGGTTCAAGGGAGGGAACCCTGCCGACCAGAATAATTGGGAGAAGGTGTAATGGCCGATACCAGCAAGCCATGGGAAGAGTTCGCGTCTCAACAGCCAGTAACTGGTGGCGAGAAGCCGTGGGAGGAGTTCGGTGGCGAGACGAAGGAGGAGGGAAGAGGCCTGATCGGGCATGCGCGCGACCTTGGCCTATCCGTGGCCAAGGGGGTGATTGGGGTTCCGGAAGCGGCTGTTGGCCTCGCTGATATCCCAACAGAGGGCCGCGTAGGTAAGTTCCTCGAGAACCAGGACGGCATGCTCGGCTTCCGGCCCCGGGAGGCGAAGGATTTCCTGAGTGATCTGCACACCGATCAGTACAAACAGCAACAGCAGGACTTTCAGGATGCTGATGGCGTCGTAGACAAGACGCTGCATGCTGTACAGAACCCGTCGATGATCGTGAACACCGTAGCGGAGTCTTTGCCTTCCATGTTGGCGGGGGGCGCGGTCGGTCGTGGCGTTCGGGCGCTGGCTCCAGCGTTGGCACCTGTGGCAGCCGGCGCGGCTGGCGAAGGGGCGGTGATGGCTGGTCAGCAAGCAGAGCAGATCCGCCAAGAAACTGATGACGGCTTGCTCACTCCAGCGCAGTCGGGAGCTGCGGTGGCCACTGGTGTGTTGGGAAGTCTGTTTTCCCTTGCCGGCGGTAGCTTGGCCAAGAAACTGGGTATCGGTGATGCGGATACCCTCCTCGCTGGTGGTGCCAACCCAGGACAACTGGTCAGCGAGCTGGCGTCCATGCCGGCGAAGAGCATTCCGCGGAAGGTGATAGAGGGCGCAATCTCCGAGGGCTTCCTTGAGGAACTGCCACAGTCCGCATCTGAGCAGGTTCTGCAAAACCTGGCGCTGGGACGGGACTGGGCCAGCGGCCTGGATGAAGCGATGGTAATGGGAACGCTGGCCGGGATGGCCATGGGTGGGCCGGCGGCGGTTCTGCATGGCGGTCAGCCGGCAGCGTCCCGTGGCCTGGCGGATGCGGACGCTACCTTCGAGAGTACCCCGGGCCTTGAGGGGCAGACCGAGACGACTGCGCCACTGGCACTCCCAGCTCCAGTGTATGAGGCTGGTTCTGACGGCCAGGTCCGGACCACGGTCGACCAGAACTCCGCTACCCAGGCACAGCGTCAGCAAGAGGCTGAACGTCTGGACCGAATCCGTCGAGGTGAAGTCACCGATGTGACTCCGGTCCCGGCGGCCCCAAAGCGCTCCGAGCAGATGGGTCTGGACCCGGCTGTTGGGCCACTGTCTGGTGCTGCTGCGCAGGCCGTGGACAGTGGCGCAACTGACCAGATGGTGCAACAAGCCGTGCTCCAGCAGGCAGCCGAGGAGGCGCAGAAGAGCGGCCGGAAAGGTGATCAGGTCAACCCGCAAACCGGTGAGATTACAGCGGAGCAGGGTGATCTGCTGGCATCCGATCCTGTCACCGATCTGCAGGGACGCCTGGAATTTGTACGCCGGCAAGCCCGTGCCACCGGATGGGACGCGAAGAAAATCGCCGAGCGCGATCGCTTGCAGGAGGAACTGGACAAGCTCGCGCCAGCGCCGGATGCCGGCTACATGCAGCGCGTCGGCGAGCGCGTGAAGCGTATCGAGGCCGCGCAGAGCCCCGATGAAATTGCCGCGATCCTCGCCGAGGATCAGCAGGATGAGCAGCGCCACCAGAACGCCGCTGGCCGGGTGGAGCTAGCCGCCCGCGCTCGCGGCTTCGCCTTGGACCAGGCGGCGCAGCAGCAAGCCCCGACGCCAATCGGCGTGCAGGACGACATCCAGCAGGCCCAAGGCAAGGCTGACGCGCAGCAGGCGCAAGCCGCACAACCGGCTGTATCGCTGGCGCCGGCAGCGGAATCCGTACCGGCAGCACCTGCGACCGGGGCGAAAGCGACCAACCTGAAGGACGCCATTTCGAAGGTACGCCAGGCCAAACAGAAGCCCGAGCAGCCTGCGGCGCTGCAGGCCGTGCGTCGCGGAGAGGTGGGCGGAAAGCTGGGTAGTGGCGAAGTAGTGACCACCAGCAGCGGGCGGCAGACGACGCCTTTCCCGAAGGTCAGCGTGGACTCCAGCCGCAAGGCGACCAGCACCATCAAGGCCGTGGACCAGTGGCTGATGCAGAATGCCCTGGATGAAGCGCGCTCGCGCGGCGACGAGTTCAACGCGCGCCAGTTCGAGGCGAACCTGGCGAAGCCGCAGCGGGCCGATAAGGACGCTGCCGAGGAATACCTGTTCGGCCAACAGCCTGCTGTGCAGCCCCGCGTGCTGAAGCCACTGGCGCCGAAGTCTACCGCCACCGACAACAGCGCAAGCTGGGTCATCCGAAACAAGGAAACCGGTGAGGTGATCGCGGAAACGTTCGACCGTAAGAAGGTTGACGCGCTCAACACCGAGAAATACGAAGCGGTGCCGATCCAGCAGCACCTGGCGAGCCTGAACAAGCCCAAGGTGCCCAGCATCGAAGGCAAGGACATCGGCGAAGGGTGGGCGGAGTTCAGCAAGGAATCGGGCACCGTGGGTATCCCTCGCGCCGACATGCCGCAGATCAAGGCCGAGCACCGCGGCGCGATGGTGAACTTCCTGAGCGCTCGTGGCGTGCAGCATCAGGAAGAGACAGTTCCCGCAGATACCCTCAAACCGACGCAGGCTGAATTCAGCCGCGACAAGGTGGCGAAGGCCAAGGACTTCGAGGGTGGCAACCGCTCCATCTTGGTTTCGCGCGAAGGCAACGTGTTGGATGGGCATCACCAGTGGATGGCCGCCCGCGACAACGGCGAAGAGGTGAGGGTGATTCGCCTGGATGCCCCCATCCGCGACCTGGTGAAACTGGCCCACGAGTTTCCCAGTTCCACCACCGATGCCAGCAGCGGGCAGGGTGCCACGGTTGACGCGAGACAGGTGAGGTCCGTGCCTGAGCCAGCCGCTCCTGATGTGCCGAAGAAGGGGCCGCGCGGCGTGCTGGCAAAGAGGTTCCAGGCTGAGGCCCAGGCCCGCGCCGAATACTTCACCCCCGGCAACGTGGTGCGAGGTTACGGCGCCAACTACGACAGGGTTATCAGCTACAACCCGACCGAATCGGGAAGCTGGACCGTCACGGTGCGCAGTGTACGCAAGGAAGGCGACACCTGGGTGGATGTCCCGGGCGAGAGCGAGCGCACTCACATGACGGCGCCGGATGCGCGCGACATGAAGCGCGGCCCGGCCGGCCGTATCGCAACACAGGGGGCGCCAACCGCCGATGAGTTCCCCTTGAAGGAAGCCGCCGCCAGCTACTCCGGTATCTCGAACAGCAGCAGCCAGCGAGCGAAGTCCGATGCGGATGAGTTCCAGACCTACATCGACGTGGCCCGCGACGCGGGCGCTGTCGTGGCGCGCACCGATGCTCAGCAGGCGGCCGTGGAGCAAGCCACACGAGAATTGCGCGCCGATTACCTGGCCCAGTACCGACGCCTGATGAACGTGCGCGCCGGCACCTACAGCGGTTATGTTGTCGGGCGTTCTGGACTGAACAGCAAGCAGGCGGACAGGCGCAACAGCGCCTACGACCGCGCCATCGACACATTCGTGGCCTGGCAGAAGGCCAATCAGGATCGCGTGCGCCAGGCGGCCCTGGACGCCCGTACCGACGAGGAAAAGGCGGCAGATCGCCAGGCCGCCGAGCAGGCCCGCGCCGACAAGGCGCAGCGCAAGGAAGACGGGGACCGCAGCCTGATGCGCAGGATTCTGTCCTGGAAGAAGGGCAGCGAGCCGGTGGCGATCACCAAGGCCGCGCACCTTGCCGGGGTGAACTTCGGCAAGGATGGCTACCCGACCAGCATTAAGTTGACGCCGACCGATGGCAGCGTGCTGACCAGCGACAAGTTCGACCTGGCGGCGCTGTTCCGTGAGCGCGGCATGAGCGTGCCGGAGTCGAAACGCCGCGTGCGTGAACTGGTCGATTTCGTGCGCGCCGAGGATGCAGCCCGGCCCGAGTCCGAACCGGCAGAGGCACCCAAGCCCGAGCCCGCGCAGCCCAACGATTCGAAAACCCCGACGCTCGATGCGCATGTAGCCCTCATGCAGCGCGCGCGCAGTGGGGAGGCGACCGCCGACGAGTTCCGCCAGGCATTCGAGCGTACGCAGAACGCCCGCGACGCCCTGGTGGCCGAGCTGGGCACTATGAAGAAGGATGACCTGCTGAAGTCAGGCGGCTACAGCTTCTTCCACCGCTACCGCAACGAGAAGAAGGCAGCGATTGTCGATGCCCTGGCCGGTCGCGTGCTGGAGGAATTTGCGCTGGGCCGCAGCTACGGCCCGAGCAGCTACGTGATGTCGGCTGCCGGCCTAGAAGCGCACCACCAGGCCAAGGCCAGCGCGCTAGCCGAGCTGGTGGCGAACACCACCGACGACGACATCAAGGCACACGCCGCCGAGGTCGCCGAGGCGCAGCAGGAAGTCCAGGCCCGCCGGGAAGCGCAGCAGAAGGCTGTCGCCAACCCGCAGACCCTCGCCGAGTTCCGCCAGGCAGTGAGCTACAACATGGAGGCGCACGGGGAGTCCCTGCGGGAGGCGTTCATGCGCCTGACGCCGGAACAGCGTATTCGCTACGACGAACTGGAGGCCGAGAGCACTAAGGCCCTGCGTGAGCAGGCCAAGGCACAAGCCAAGATCCGCGTAGCCAGCGCCGGGCAGACTACGGCCGGCGACATCATCGAGACGAAGCACACCAAGCACGGGCATGACCTGTTCGTTGTGCAACTGGCCGAGCGCGTCAGCCGCGAGGACTACGACACCCTGAACAATTCGGCGAAGCGGCTGGGCGGCAGCTACAGCAGTTATCGTGGAAATGGCGCCGTCCCCGGCTTCCAGTTCCGCACCCGCGAGGCGGCCGAAGCATTCCGTAAGTTGGTGACAGGCGACACCGCCGACGCGCAGGCCGTTGCAGAAGCGCGCCGCGACGCCTTCGAGGATGACCGCAGTCAGGGCGCCGCCGAGCGACTGCGCACCATGGCTCAGGCCCTCAACGAGCGGGCCGATGAAGCGCTGAACCGCGAGCGCAAGCAGAACACCGAGCGCCGTGCGCGGATGGCCGCCAGCGCCGAGGCCTCTGCGCGGTCCGACAAGGCACTGGCCGCCACCATGAACAACCTGGCCGATGCCATCGAGGGCGGCAAGGCCAAGTTCCTGGACACCGTGCGGCAGAAAGTGCAAGTGGAGTTCCTGGCGCGGGAACTGCGCAATGCGAAGGACGCGCAGATTCGTGCGAAGTACCCGACTTACGGCGAGCAGGAGAAACACCGCGGCGAGCCGGTGGACGCCGAGACGGTGGACTACTCCACCTTCCCCAGTTACACCGCCATGCGCTCCGACCTAGCGAGCCTGGCGCGCCAGATGGCGGACGTGGACGGCCTGAAGAAGCTGGCCGCGCGCCTGGAGAAGGTCGCCGACGACGTGACCGAGGCCTACACCGACTGGGCCAAGCAGAACCTTCTGTCCGTCAGCCGCTTCACCCGCGGTGACCAGTTCGCCGACTTCAAGAGCCGCGAGGATGCCGAACGTGCCATTCGCCGCTCCGGCCTCACCGGCAAGGCCATCGTGCTTCCGGTGAAACGCGGGCAGAACCGCATCGTCATGGCCCCCAGCGAAGCCATGAAGCTGGGACTCTGGCAGGGCGACGGCGACAAGCGCATCACGCTGTCCGGCGAGTTCGGTGGCGAGTTGGTGCAGGCCCTGGGTCGGCGCAGCGGCAGCAAGATCAACGTTCCGTCGGCGCTGGAGAGTGCGCACGAAAAGCGCAAGCGCCTGGAGAGCATGGGCATCCTCACCGGCAGCGAGTACCGCTCTGCACTGCGCGAGTTCGTAGCGCTGCGCGAGGCGCCCGCCGAGCCCGACAAGATCAGGGAAATGGAACGGTCCATGATCGGCCGCCGAAATGACGGACTGGACTTCTTCCCGACCTCGACCGTCGTCACCGAGGAAGCCATCGACGCCGCCGACATCCAGGGAGGCATGGACGTGCTGGAGCCTTCCGCCGGCATGGGCCATATGGCCGATGCGATCCGCGAGCAGACCGGCGTGGAGCCCGACGTGGTGGAGCTTTCCGGCGAACGCCGCGAGTTGCTGGAGGCCAAGGGCTACAACCTGGTCGGATCCGACTTCATGGACGTGTCCGGCAAGCAGTACGACCGTATCGTGATGAACCCGCCATTCTCCAAGGGGCGCGACATCCAGCACGTACAGCACGCCTACAGCCTGCTGAAGCCCGGCGGCCGCCTGGTTGCCATCATGAGCGAAGGCGCCTTCTTCCAGAGCAACAAGGCCGCCGAGAACTTCCGCGCCTGGCTGGACGGCCTGGGCGCCACCAGTGAACGGCTGCCGGAGGGTTCGTTTATGGACCCGGCGCTACCCGTCAATACCGGCGTGAACGCGCGCATGGTGGTGATCGATAAGCCGGCAGCCGAAGAGTCTCCAGCGCCGCAGCCCGGCGAACAACCGCCCGTGCAGTATTCGTTCGCCGGACGCAATGCTGTCGGCGCCAACCTGCATGCCCTGAGCACAGCACAGCAGCGCATCGCCATTGGCGAAAACGCCGAGGTCGTTCGCCGAGATACCGGCTGGCACCGTAGCGCTGATGGCAAGTGGCGCTTCGAAATCAGCGATCATCAGGCCAGCATCGCCGTGGCCGGTGAGACTGCTGGCGCCATCATCAATATGGCCCACCTCAATGCGATCAACGACGAGCGCAGTCGACCGACCGTCGGCGATGTGCTCAACCATCCTCAACTGTTCGCTGCATATCCTGACCTGCAGCGTATCCCGGTGGCAGTGATGCCAGAGGGCGTCACTGCGCTGGCTCGCCTACGCCGGTTCGCCACTGGTAACCAAGTTGAGGTTCAGGCGAACATGCCCCGCACCGAGGTTGCCTCGGCGATCCTGCACGAACTCCAGCATGCGATACAGATCCGGGAAGGTTTCGCCATGGGCGGCTCGGCCAGGGCTTTCGTCAGCAACTTCGACAAGACTGGTGCGGCTACCTATCGTCGTTTGGCTGGAGAGGTGGAGGCGCGCAACACGCAGGCTCGGCTGAAAATGACGCCGCGCCTGCGCCGGGACATTGCACCCGATGAGTCGGCGGACATCCCTGAAAGTCAGGTGCTGGTGTCGTTCAATGGCCGCGACATCGAGAATGGCCCGTTGCCGCAGAACCTGACGGGGCGTCCGCCGATGACCTCGCAAAGCCTGGTGCGTGCTTTCGACCTGCAGTTCCCAGCACTGGGCCAGGCTGTGCGCAAGATGCTGAAGCGCGGCAAGGAAGGACAACGGGGCGGCTTGGTGGTGATCGACAGCGCCGACCCGTTGCGCATCGCGCACACCTACGCGCGGAAATCCGGTACCGCACTGAGCGATGCCGTTCAACTGTTTGAGGATGGCGGGCGCATCAATGGCTTCTACGATGCCAGATCAGGTCTAACTTTTCTGGTCGGCCCGAACCTGAATCCGGTAACCGCACCGGCCGTGGTGCTTCACGAAATGGTTCACGGCCAGCAGCGGCAGAATCTCGACCAGGCTGCCCACGCCATGCTGATGAATCGCGGCAAAGTCCGGAGCGCCGAACTGCGCACCTTCCTGGACCGTGTGGCCAGCCGCATGATCGAGGCCGGCGAGAGCCGCAACATGAAGGAGGCCGCTCCGTATATCGTGGAGCAGGCTGTTATTGAAGGGCGAGAGCAGGGGTTCGCCGAGGCTGATAGCCGGTTCCTGTCCTGGGTAGACAGTGCGCTGGGCAAGCAGGTGGGTGACTTCCTGCGTAGGTTCCTGGCCAACATCCGTCAGTGGATGCTACGCCACGGTCTGCCGGTTGGCCGTATCAGCGTGGACGATCTGGTGCGATATGCGATGGCTGGTGTGGAAAGCGCCGCCGAAGGCCGGGTACGGGGCGACGGCCTAGCCATGAGCCAGGACGACATGCGCAAGGCGCGCGTGCTGCAAGGTCCGCCGGTGGCCATCCTGGAGGGGAATGAAGCACCACAGGGCTTCGCTGCGGTTCGCGAGTGGGCGGCGAAGCTATTCGAGTCTCAAGGTGGCAAGGCAGTGAACCCGGACCTGGGCGATGTGGTGCTGGATATGCGCGCTGTGCGCGACTCGATGGCGCATGGCAAGGCCAACCCATACAAGTTCTCGGCGTTCGCGGCCGTCAAGGACGTGCTGGAGCGAGGTGTGGTGGTTCACCGCGCGGACTATGAGAAGGGGGAGAGTTTCTACGTATCGGCGCCGGTGGTGATCGACGATAAGGATGACATCGTGACCGTGTTGGTGCGCCGCGATCCGAACATGCAGCGCATGTATCTGCATTCGGTGGCCACAAAAGAATATCTCCTGAACCGTCGAGTATCCGGTGCTGATGCCACGATGGCAGTGCAGCCTTCCGGCTCGTCCAGTTCAGGAGACGTAGCCAGTGTACTCCAGCGGCTGCTGACCGCAAGCCTGAATGAACCCGAAGGTCCGCAGTTCAGTCGCTCCGGTCTGCGCGAACTCACCAGCAAGGCTACCGCCGAACTGAACAAGACCTTCAGCGCTCCGGGAGGCCTGTCCTGGTGGCACAAGACCATCGGCACCATGTACAACCTCGCAGAGCGTTCCCCGGCATTCAAACCGGTCTTCGAGTCGGCGCAAGGATTCATCGATGACGTGAGTTATTACGCCAGCGATGCGGCTGATCTGGCGCCGAAACTGCTGCCGAAGCTGGAAACCTGGCGCGACATCGCAAAGTCCCCGGTGGGCGCTGAGGACAACAAGGCGGTGGCCAAGCCGGTATTCGAGGGCACGCTGATGTGGGCGCGCGACGTGGACGGCAAGCCGGTGCGCGTCGATTCGCTGGCTGAGCGCGCCATGCGTCTGACGGCCGACGAGAAGGCGGACATCCTGCGGAAGCAGGGCAAGATTCCCGAGGGACTGCTGCGCGCCTGGCGCGGCCTGAGCCCCGAGCAGTTCGCCAAGATGATCGACAGCCGCTACGAGTCGCAGATGCTCAAGGCAGGCATCGTCTGGACCGACGCTGAGCTGCGCGACATATGGAAGCTCAACGATGCTCAGGTCGCGCTGTACCGCGAGTTCCGCGCCGCCACCGACCGTAGCCTGGACACCATGGCCCGCGCCGACATGCTGCGCTTCGGCGGCGAGGATGTGAAGGAACTGCGCGACCAGGTGATGGACGCGGCCGATGCGCAGGAGGGCGCCGCGATACTGCGCGACCACCTGGCGCAGATGGCTGATGCATGGCCGGAACGCGCCACGAACCTGCTGAACCTGGCACACGGCATGACGGATCGCGCCGAGAAGGTCGCCCAGTTGCAGGGCGAGGGCTATGCACCGCTGTCGCGCTTCGGCAAGTACACAGTGGACGTGGTGGGTCAGGACGGTCAGCGTGAATACTTCAGCCTGTTCGAGACGAAGCGCGAGGCCAACCAGATGGCCGAGCAGATGCGTGGCGCGTTTCCTGGCGCCACCGTGAGCCAGGGCACCCTGTCCGAGGAAGCGTACAAGCTATTCGCTGGCATCACACCGGAAACGCTGGAACTGTTCGGCAACGCCCTCGGTTTCGACTCACAGGGCGATAGCGCACGTGATCAGGCTTTCCAAGACTACCTGCGCCTGACAAAGACCAACCGCAGCGCAATGCGCCGGCTTATTCACCGAAAGGGCATCGCTGGTTATAGCGAGGACGTAGGGCGGGTACTGGCTTCGTTCGTATACTCCAATGCGCGGCAAACCGCCGCCGGCCTGCACATGGGCGACCTTTCCGAGGCTGTGAACGGCATCCCGCAGGCGCAGGGCGAACTGAAGGACGCCGCGGTACGGCTGGCCGACTACATCAAGAACCCGCAAGAGGAGGGGCAGGCGGTGCGCGGACTGCTGTTTGCACAGTACCTCGGCGGCTCCGTCGCGTCTGCCTTCGTCAACATGACCCAACCGGTCCAAGTGACTTTTCCCTGGCTGAGTCAGTATTGCGGGGTGAAGCGCGCTGCGACGGAACTGGGGCGTGCAGCACGTCAGATGGCGCATCGGTCCTATCAGTTCGAGCCGGACCTGGCCCGGGCATTAAAGCGCGCCGAAGATGATGGGGTGGTGTCCCCGCAGGAGGTCCACCAGTTGATGGCGCAGGCCCGCGGCAGCGGCTCGCTGCGCGCGGGGGACGGGACGCGCTTGGGTGATGCTCGAGCACTTGCGTCCAACAGCGTGGCGCGCCTGTCGATGGCCTGGGGCAAGTTGTTCGGCGCCGCAGAGCAGATCAACCGCCGCATGACCTACATCGCGTCGTATCGCATCGCCAAAGCGCAGAACATGGCCAATCCTGATGAGTTCGCGCGCCGGGCCGTGCGCGAGACGCAGTTCGTATACTCCAAGGCCAGCAAGATGCGCTGGGGGCGTGGTGCCGTCGGCGGCACCTTGATGACCTTCAAGACGTACAGCGTGGCCTATCTTGAGCTGATGCATCGCTTGTGGAATCAGGGTGAGCCTGGTTCGCAGGAGCGCAAGGACGGTCGGAAGGCTGCTGCCCTGATGATCGGCATGCTGCTGCTCGTCGGCGGCGCCGGTGGCTTGCCGTTCGCCGAAGACGCCGAAGACCTGATCGACGGTGCGGCGCAACTCATGGGCTACAACTTTTCTACCGCGAAGGCCAAACAGGAGTTTCTGGAAAGTCTGTTCGGTCGGGTGCTTGCCGACTTCATTGATCGCGGGGTGTCCGGGCTGCCTGGGGCTCCGCTCGATGTATCGGGCCGGCTGGGTATGGGGAACCTGATACCCGGAACCGGTCTGCTAACTGAAAAGACCAGCCATACGCGAGACGTCCTGGAAATAGCTGGCCCGATGGGAGACTTTGCCAGCCGAATAGCGAGTGGTACTCGCAAGGTGCTGGGAGGTGATATCGGCAGCGGTATCCTGGAGATGTCGCCGGGCGCGGTGCGAAATGCGGCCAAAGGCGTGGATATGCTGGCCACTGGCATGTACAGGGACGCCAAGGGCTACAAGGTGCTCGACACCAACGTGCTCGAGGCCGCTATGAAGTCCATCGGCTTCCAGCCGGCCAGCGTAGCCACTATCCAAGGGGCCAACATGCTCAACCAGAAAGCAAAGGCCTTCTACAACTTGAAAGCCCAGGAAATTCGCAGCATGTGGGCGGCCGGCATCTTCGAGAAAGACCAGGGCAAGGTTGAGCGCGCGCGGCAAGCAATAGCCGACTGGAATCGGCGCAACCCTGACCAGCCAATGGCCATCCGAGTGCCAGACATCATGCGACGAGTCCGCGAAATGTCGCTATCGAAGGACGAACGGATAGCGAAGACCGCACCGAAAGCGATGCGGCAGCAGATGCGAGAGGATCTGGAGCGCACCCGCGCAACGCTGGACTGAACCCCCTGTAAGGATTTGCCGTTCTCTGGCTGTACCGAAAACTACCTGCCCAAGAAGCCGGGGCGTGATGCCCCGGCCTTTGGAGGATGGAGTTATGTCGGAGAGGGCCGGAATGGCGGTAGAGGTGGTGGGCGTTTCGGTGGCCAACAAGACCACGCTGGCTGGCGCCCTTGCGGGCGCGTTGGGCTGGCTGGCGCAGATCAACTGGGTGGGGCTGATCGGCGTGCTGGTCGCCGTCATCGGTCTGCTGGCCAATATCTATTTCCAGGTTCGCCGCGACCGCCGCGAATCAGCCGAGAGCGCTGCCCGCATAGAGGCCATCCGGGGGCGTTGCGATGTCGAACAGCCGTAACCGCGTGCTGGTTGCCGCGCTGACCGTCAGCCTGGCCGGCTTCGGCGCCTGGATGAAGTCGGAGGATTTCAGCGCGAAACCATACGTGCCGACCAAGGGCGACGTTCCGACCATCGGTTACGGCTCCACCCGCTACGAGAATGGCCAATCGGTGAAGCTGACCGATCCGCCGATCACCCGCCAGCGCGGCGAACAACTGGCGCGCAGCCTGATGGCGAAGGACGAACAGCAGTTCCGCGCCTCGCTGCCCGGCGTGAAGCTGTTCCAGGAGGAGTACGACCTGTACCTGGATTTCACGGGCCAGTTCGGCATCACCAACTGGCGCGGTAGTTCGATGCGCCGCGACCTGCTGGCCGGCAACTACCGACAGGCCTGTGACGACCTGCTGAAGTGGCGCAACCAGGGCGGGCGCGATTGCTCGCAGCCGAAGAACTGGGGGCCGATGGGCTGCAAAGGCGTCTGGACCCGGCAGCAGGAGCGGCATGCGCAGTGCATAGCCGCGCAGGAGTGACGCATGGGGACCATCAAGGAATGGATCGTCGGCGCGGTGTTGGCCCTGCTCGCCTCGGCGCTGCTGGTCAGCATGGGCTACCTCGCCGGGCGCGCGTCCATGCTGCGCGAGTACGGCGAGCTGGCAGGCCAGGTGCGTCAGCAGCGCGAACAGGCGGACGCCAAGCTGGCCGAGCTGACCGCGCAGCGCGACATGAAACAGGCAGCGCTCAATAAGGCCGCTGCCGACCAAGAGAGGAAGGACAACGATGCTCAGGCTGAAATCGCTCGCCTTGCTGGTGAGCTGCGCGACCGCCCTGTGCGCGTGCGCATCGTCCCCGCCGCAGGTGGGGGCTGTAGTGGTGGCGCCGCAGGTGACGCAGCCGGCGCCGCCGAAGCTGGTGCAGGAGACGCCGCCTCGGCCTACGGGCTACTACCGGAAGAAAATTCTCGACGCTTTAACGACTCCCTGAGCGAAGTCGAAACCCTGAGCGCGGCCTACAACTCGTGTCGCGCCCGGTTGATTCCCCAAGAGCCGACCCCGTAGGGAGGAAACAATGGCCTACACCGCATATCGGGTGCTTAAGGCGCCTATCGACCAGATCGAGCGCTTCATGACCGAGGCCATCGCCGATGGCTGGCAGCCGCTCGGTGCGCCTATCCTGCTTTATCCCGACGACAAGGCCGTCTACCAGGCTTTGGTCAAGGGCACGCCGGATGGTAGTGGCACCGGACCTGTCACCATCGTGGTGGAGGACATCGCCGATGCTTCTGTCATCGGCAAATCTCTGCTGACGGCCGTCAACGAGGAAGACGGGCGTGCAGCAATCGGGGCCGGCACTTCTAATCTGCAGTTGGGCATTACCGCAACCACCGCCAAAGCGGGAAACTATGCGCCTGCCTGGGGGGATGTGACAGGGAAACCGGCTGTTATTGCGGCTGGTGCTGATGCCGCAACAGCAAGGGTGGCTATTGGCGCGGGAACATCCAGCCTTGCGATCGGTATAACCGCTACTACCGCAGCGGCTGGCAACCACAACCATGCAATCGCCGAAGACGCTGGTAGCGGTCTGGCGGCAGCACCGGATCTGCAAACTGCATTTACCGCGCTTTCCACCCGAATCAAGGCGCTGGAATCCGCAGCGCCATAAGACAGCGCTGCATGGCTGATGCTGGTACGCTTGATACGTACGGAGCTTCAACCAAAGGAAGTTGGTCATGCAGCACCTCAAGGGTTTCTATCGAGCAACGGCCTCACTTGCCGTGCTCGCTTTGCTGTCTTTCCCTTCAGCTTCGGCAGCTCAGGTATACCGATGCGTCGATGCCGCTGGAAAGGTCACATTTTCGGATCAAGGTTGCGCGGACGGTCACTCGTCCTCGGCCATTGATGTCGCCCCCGCGAACACCCTCGACAGCACCCAGTACCGCGAGCAGCGGCCGGAACGAAGCAGGGGCGGCTCTCCTGGCGTTCCGGTTACTGTCGTCGGCGGTGAGGAACCCCCAGCCCGGGCGGGGAAAACTGATGGCAGGCCACGGCAAGTCCTGCCGGCGCCAGCGGCTCGGCAAGCACCTGGCGTGATTACGAATTGCGATCCTGGCGGGTGCTGGGATAGCAACGGCGTCCGGTACAACCGAGGCGCTGGAAATACTCACTTCCCAGCGAATGGTGGGCCGGCGTGCGAGTTCGTAGGCGGGAACATGGTGTGCCCCTGAAGTTGTAGACTACGGCATTTTCCTACGGAGCAGGGCGATGCTGGTGATTCGATTGGCGGGGAAGTGGACGTTAAAGCTGGACCGCCAGATAGGCAGTTCCGGAAAACACGGGATATGGGCATTCCACTGCTCTGAAAGCACTTTCGCGCCGTCTTCGAACGACCTGCGGCGTACTGCGGCGATCCTTCCAGCCGAGCCCAAGGAAGGCCAGACGGTGGACGTATCGATCTGCGACACCGCGCACTCGCCAGATGGATGGATCGCCGTCGGCTCAGGCGTTGCTGCTTACGAAGCGGAGCGCTGATATACAACCCAATGTTAAGCATACAGTGGGGTTGCTGGAGAAGGGAAGGGAATGGCCGCATGGCCATTCCCTTTTGGGGCTACTGCATCAGCTGATGTAGATTTTGAAGGGCTTGCCCACCGCGCGCTGGATCTGGCCGTTTTTCAAGCGGCGTGTCCAGCGGAGGATGAAGGTGCCCCGTTCGTCGGTGTAGGTCATGACCTATCTCCTTTCGGGGGGTTGCCACCACTTGCCTTTTCTGGACAAACCGCAAAGATGTGTATAGACTTGGCTCTTGCGTAGGGAGCCTCCGCTATCACACTTCCTTGCGATTTGCAAGAAGCGGGTGGAGTACTTCTTTGGTTGGGTTGCCAACCACCAGGTTCTGACTGCTTACGCCGCAAACGTAAGTGGTCAGAACTTGAATTCCATCTGACCGTCAAACCTTGGCAGGTTGAGGTGCTCGATCACCGAGTCCGCAAAAAGATCGGCCTGCCACTCCGAATCGAACTCCTTTTTACTCGGGCCCTCCGAGAAGTGAAGCATTGGTTTGTGGCACAGGATGATGTGCCCCAATTCATGTAGGAAGATTCGGATGGCTTCTGGCTTCCCGCGGCACAGCTCGTTGTAGAGCTTTAGGGGCATATAGATCATTCCCGTCTGCGGATTGACCGTTGCTCTCGTGGCGTCGAGCCATTCCTCATCTTCAATTGGGTCAACGTAGATCCTGTAGTGCTCGAGCGCGGCGACCAAGCTTTCCACAGCTCCAGGTCGGAATGACCTCCGGCTCAGATGGAGCACATCGCAAACTTTTTGCGCAACGGCTCGGATCTGAACTGAGGAGAATTCGGGGACCCTGTGGCCCCTCATCCGGCATGGCAATTCCTCAACGGTCATCTTTGGGTTTCTCCTCGTAGATTTCGGCGAGCAATTTGCCGAAGTTGGCGAGCTGTTCTTGGGTGAGGTCGGAGTTGGCGAATCCTGCGATTAGCATTTTGTGATGTTGAGGCAGGCCCTCTAGAGAAACGCTTTCGTTGTCTTCGCACGCGAGCGCTTTGAGGTCTCTGGTTTTGACTGGAATTCCCTTAACGGCAAAATATTCAGAGATTTTTTCCACCCACTCCATTGGAATCTTGCTTCGACCAGTCTCCATGGCACTTAGAAATGCAGGCGAGGTGCTGAGCGAGGCAGCCATTGTGCTGAGTGTCAGCCCCAATTGGCGCCGATACTCTCGGACGGCGATACCAAATTTTGTAAGCGACATAAGTAGCTCCCTGTTGGTCCTCTGATGCTACGGTTTGACTCGCCTCTCGGCGATTCAAGCAATCTAGTTGAAAACTATAATGCTTGACAGGTTGGCGGTCGTCAAGCGTTGAAGGTGATGCTTGATCAGGTGTCCCACCGCCATGGCCGGAAGTCATCGGGTATCTGTTCGAGGAGCAGCAGCGTGCCGCCGGCGTCGAGTTCGATCTCCAGACCGCGCACAACGCCGGCGCGCTCAAGCGTCTGGCCCAGGCGCAAGTATGTTATCCCGTCCAAGGGATCCCGGCCGAGGTAGCCCAGCCGCTGTCGTGCGGGTGCGGGCCCGTGGTAGATGCCCTCGTCGTCCACGCTCCCGACGACGACGCCGCCGTCGAGCACGTCGTAGCAGCAGTCCGCGCAGTAGTGCGTCTCGCGTGTGATGCCGTGCTCGATCGCCCAGCCGTACATCCCCAAGGCGTCGGTGACCATGTCGTGGCGGTCCTGCAGGCCCACGATTCCGCACTGGTATAGCTCGTTAGCCTCGGCCACAAGGTACAGGTACTGCTCATCCGCGGCGTACAGCCAGGCGGCATGCTGCCGTATCGCGGCAAGCCATTGGGTGACGCGCTGGTTGTGGCAATGCCTGGGGTCGGAGTAGGACATGGAAATCTCCGGCGGTCGGGTGGGCCGGAAATTATGCTGTATGAATATACAGTCTTTCTCGGGGAGGCGACGAGTGGAAAGCTGGTCGTAGGAGAAGCGGTCGTGTCAGTGGAGGGACTGGTAAAGAATGCTTGCCCGGGAGGGGCTTGCTACGAATTTGCTACAGCAAATTGAGTTGATCCCGTATCTATATGATTTTATTGGGTAATTTTTTCTAGTTTGACCGATCCATCATCGGTGCGACAGAAAACCTCCTAGATACCGTAGTTGCTGGGCTTGCGAGTATTTCTGCGGGTTTCATGGGGTTTCCGGTTGCTGCTGATTCACTCCGATTTGCTACCGTTTAGCACTATTGCTTAATCTCCTTTGCTTAAATGTAGCAACGCGAGACGGGCGTGTAGCAAATGGGGACGATTACTCAAAGGAAGCGCAAGGATGGGTCCGCAGCTTTTACCGCTCAGATCCGCATCATGCGACAGGGGAAGGCAGTTTATCAGGAAAGCCAGACGTTCGACCGGAAGGCGGCGGCCCAGAACTGGCTGAAGCGCCGAGAGGCAGAGTTGGCATCGCCAGGCGCGATCGAGCGAGCCAATCGCAAGGGCGTCACTGTACGGGAAATGATCAAGCAGTATCTTGAGGAGTACGGGAAACTGCGACCGTTGGGCAGGACTAAGGAGGCGACGCTCCAGGCGATAGCTGCGACATGGCTGGGGGATGTGGTCGACCGGGACCTGACTTCCCAGGTGTTGGTCGAGTACGCAATGGATCGCATCGAGAAGGGCGGCGTGCAGCCGCAGACTGTAGGCAACGATCTTTCTCACCTCGGTGCCGTCTTGACGGTTGCGCGCCCAGCATGGGGCTACGAGGTGGATCCGGTGGCCATGGCCGACGCCAGGCGCGTTCTGCGCAAGATGGGAGGGGTTTCCAGGAGCAACGAGCGGGACAGGCGCCCAACTTTGGAGGAGCTTGACACCATCCTTGCCTACTTCGTTGAAATGCGGGAGCGTCGCAAGCAGCAGATCGACATGGTTCGGATGATCGGCTTTGCGATTTTCTCAACGCGCCGCCAGGAAGAGATCACCCGGATCCGCTGGGACGCCATCGACGAAGCACGCCAGGCAGTGCTGATCACCGACATGAAGAATCCGGGCCAGAAATACGGGAATGATGTCTGGTGCCACCTGCCAGATCAGGCATGGCGAATTTTGCATTCGATGCCCCGGCGCGAGGAGTTCGTGTTCCCCTATAACGCGAAGTCGGTCAGCGCTTCGTTTACCAGGGCTTGCAGCTTCTTGGAGATCGATGATCTCCACTTTCACGACCTGCGCCATGACGGCATCAGTCGGCTTTTCGAGATCGGATGGGATATTCCGCGCGTGGCCAGCGTCTCGGGCCACCGGGACTGGAATTCGATGCGGCGATACACGCATCTGAGAGGGAACGGCGACAAGTACGAAGACTGGCCGTGGTTGGAGCAGATAATAGAGGGCCCCACGATCGAGGCCCGGTAGGCGGGAGGG